TTCATTGTCTAGGCTCTTTATCCTAGAACTTAGGTTTCCCTACAATGCACTCCAATATTTTTCATATCTTTCTTTTTTTCTTTTTAAAAAAATGTTAGAATCTTCATACATATATTTTATAATATCTCTATCCTTTTTATTAAATCTCAAATTATAATAATGTTCAAATTCTTCAACGTAAATATCTTTATTAAAAACTTTTTTGTAAAATGATAAAACTCCATTTAAAAAACACTCGCTAGCTATAATTAATGAGCATTGTCTTTCTCCTATATATCCGTCTCCATCAAAATATCCTCTTAAAAAGTGTCTCATTAATTCTTCTTTTAAAACAGGAAATTTTAAATTATAAGTTTTATTAGGATACAAACTAAATTTTTCATTCAATATATTTACCATTTTTTTAGAACATAATATAGCTGATTTTTGAGTATTATTTTTTTTATTTTTTAGAGTATTATTACTTCCTACACTTTTTAATAATTGTTCTAAAATATACGAATCTTCATTTTTTAAAGTAACTACTAGAGTTCTGTTTTCTTTATTTATGTACCCATCTGCCATTATTAATCCTAAAAAATAAGCTTTTTCTTCATTATCTATGTTTAAAAAGTATTCTTCATCAAAATAGTATTTTCTAGTATTACTTCTACTTAATTTTATATCGAATCTTTTTTCCCAATTAGTTATAGTTTTAGTACTTACATTGCACATTTGAGATACTTCCTGTAATGTCTTGCCTTCTTCTTTCATCTTTTTAAAAAAATCAATATTTTTATACATTGCATTTCTCCTTTTCATATTTGTTATTCTATATTTATTATAGCATACTCTATATGAAAATTCAAAATAAGAGTTGGACTATATCATTGCCCTCGGCTTTACGTTAGGGCAGAGGATTTCGTGGAAGTTTCTTCTGTTCTAGAGTACTTCTCCTAGTCTCTAAACCTTTCATATATCCCTATATGAAGTGGTAATTGATTAGCATATACATTTGTACTTAGCTTTCCAATTTTAACCCTCTATTTATGCTATAGATTTCTCTATAACCGCGCTAGCCTTTAACGCCATATAACCTAAAGCATCTGCTGCTTCACTTGCACTATAAACGGTGCTCTCACCTAACTGCTTAGCAGTATCTTCTAATAATTGTAAATCACTACCAGTAGCACCAGATAATGCTTGAACTTTTGACATAGCTTGTTCGAATTGCATTTGTGTTTTTACTACGCTAGCACCTAATGCCATTACCGGCGCTGTTATACTGGCAGTAAGCCCTGCACCTACAGTTGATAGTGATTTACCAAAAGAACTCAATCCTTCAAATTGTGTCTGTGTATCTTTAACTTTTGCAACCGCTTCATTTAGCTTGCTATTAAAATCATTCATCTCTAGTTTTAAATGTGCAACTATACTACCTAAATCTACTCCTGCCATAGCCTCACCTCCTTTTATGTAATAAAAAACTGTAAGACTTTTATAATCTTACAGTTACTAATTCATTAATAAATCTAATCCTGGATTATGATGCTTGCTTTCTTGTATATCTTCTATAAACGTAGGCTTTTCACTCTTTCCATCCTTATTTGGTTGCATTCTATTATAAAGATATGTACATGCTTCATCTATACAGTATCGTGCATATATGTCATCGTCTTCTATGCCTAGTATATCACTAGGGCGACATCCGAAAGTTTTAGCAGTACTAATAACATTTATTATTTTCCTACTTTTGAATAAAGGGTATAACTGCATTAACAGTTCCCGTTGATTCACTCATTATTTGCATCTTTTGAGTATCAGTCATAAACATTTTTATATCATCAAATAATGGTTCTACCATGCAATCTCTACAGATAGTATCTATCATTTCCATTACCATTTTAAGTTCATCTGGATTCATATCAGATGTATCAACTTTTCCTTTTGATTTTTTATTACCTTTACTAATAAATAAATCATCTACTGTTTGTAATAGATTATTAGGAAGTTTTCCCGCTGCTATCATTCCTAACATACTCGCAGGTTTTATTCTTACTTCGATTTTTTCGTTTGGTTCAAATCCATCTATTTTTATAATTCTTGTGGCTTTATTTTTAAAAGCTTCAGCACTTATAACACTCATTTATATTCCTCCTAACAGTTTTTCTAAGATGCTTCTGGGTCAGCTGGCACTTCATCAACGAAAGTTATTTCTTTTATTGGAAGACTAGCTTTTGTATTTTCTCTTGCTTTTATCTTAAATTCAGGTGCGTAATATCCGTCGCCAACTTCCATATCTGGGAATTTTCCATAGCATTTATTAAGAGTAATTTTTACATAATTTACTATGGAGTCTCCTGAATAGTTTGCAACATATATATCGCATTTAAATGGTTTCCCTGTAAATCCTTCTGTCATCATTGGAGTAGACCATTTTTCTTCCTTGCCAGAACCAGTAACTTTATAACCTGCAACTAATTCAGCTGCTTTGGCGTCAAAAGTATTATCAGTTAAAGTCATATCATATCCGTAGATTAAATCATTAGTTCTTACAACTGCGAGTATTTGTTCTGGACTTCTTAATATATCTTCATCGCCTTCGCTTAACACAGCTTCTAGTTCTGCTTTTTGTGCAGTTTTAATGTGAGTTACTATCCCACTACTTTTAGCAGCTCCAGTTGACTCATCAAGTTCAGTCAGTACAACTTTCTTGATATTGTATAATATTGCCATTCGTTTCAATCCTCCTTTAATAAACATAAGTACTCGGTGTTTTGCATGATACCGTTGATATGTAGCAATGCAAATTTTCATCCCAGTACTCTTGCTTTAATTCATGTATTACTTCAATGTCATTTTCAGTTAACATTCTTATAACTTTTTTTCTTAATTCATCTAACTTAATTGGACTATTAGGACAATAAATATATATAATCCATATGTCCCATCCGGCCAAATCATTATTCATGCTAGTTAACACACTATTTTGTTTTAATACTAAAGTATCTTCTGATATTTTGCTTTTAACTTGTTGTGTTATATCGACTTTACATATTTCACTTAGCATTTCATATATTTTAATACGGTTCACATACATTCACCGCCTATAATCTCAGTGCTAATAACATACTTTTAAATGTTTCAATTTGGCTATCTCTAGCTTCTTCTAATATTTTGTATTTACCTTCAAAAGCTCTTCTAGTCTCAAGCCATATACCATAGTCAACACCATGAGTAATAGATATATCAAGTGTTGTTCCTTCCCATTTAGCGTCTGCAGTAATCCCGGCTGTTGCGCTACCAGTTCTATCAATCCATTTATGATTAGATTGAGCATATTCTTTCATTTGAGAAGCTACGGTATTGCCTATGGTAGTTATTCCTGCCTTAGTTCTTTGGTCCATATTTCTTAGGTTGTTTATTACTTCACTAGCATCTATAGTAATATCACTCATTTAACTCAATCCTTTCAATCGGTATTTCATATAATAAATTGTAGTGTACTATGTCTAAGAAAATCCCAACTCTATAATAAATCCCATCAATTTCAAGATAATCATCTTCTTGTATAAGAATATCTTTCTCGTAAGGCATGTATAAAGTTGCTGAGGCATCTAACTCTACAATTCCTTGTCTCTCGTTAGTTTTGGTTGGTAAACGTGAGCTACTAGCATTGTCTATAATTCCTTTTATTGTACCTATATATGCCATATTCTCATTTAAATTTTTACATCCGTATTCGTCCTCGCTATAAATATCCCTGTATACTTTTATCTCTGTGCCATATTGATTGATAACTGCATCGACTTTTGATTTTATAGCATTAATATTCATCTGCTCTACCTACACACTTCCCTGTTAAAGATTTAGATATAGTTGAAGCGCCACTGGGATTTGCCATCCATTTTTTATAAAACATTTGAGCTAAATTTTGCCACATTTGAGAATTATTTTTTATGCTGATTGGTCCAACTGTAATATCTTGAGCATCTGCTTTCATCATGCAAGCAACATAGCATAATTCATTCATATCATCATATAAATTGCACATAGCTTCTAATTGATCATCTGAGAAATACGGATAATTTTCTTCTTGTAAAAATATTTTCGCTTGTTCTACATTTAACATTAAAATTCCTCCTTACGTTAAAATACCCCTAGGAATAGAAGTCTCTAAACCTAGAGGTTATATAAAAGGAATATAAATGAGCTAAATTATATTATATCTCCTGTACTGCCACCTGTTTTGGCTGCACTTATATCTGCAACTGCACAATAATCAATTGTTTCAAATGAAGGTATCATCACAGAAGATACAATTGTAACTACATTCACAGGGTGTTTTTCTTTATAAGTAGTTATTGCAGTTCCTGTGTTTACTATTGATACTTGAGCATCTGAGCCTGTCATAAGGTCTGACTCTTCAGGAGTTGTTCCATACCAAGTTGAGCCTAAAGGACCAGATGGCATTATTGCAACTTTATTATCTGGTATTAATGATACTGGAGAAGTAGATGCTAATCCTGTTGAGTTGTCTAAATTTGCAACTTTTTTAGAATATATAAATATAGAGCATCCAGTCACATCTTCTACGAATGCTTTCAATTGAGCTTCAGATACAAAATAATTAGTATTGTTATCGTTTGGATACATCATTAAATGAATTTTTTTACTTCCATATAATTTTAAGAAAGTATTTCTGTTCATTACAAGTCTAGTTGGTCTAGTACCTGTTTTAGTTTCCATATAATCGCACCAAGCTATTATATCCTTAACTGGATCAGCTGTATCATTTCCCCATCCAGCAGTTCCTTGTCTTGGCTTAAAACTATTAGCTTGGCCATAATCATATATATATTTTGCTCTACCGTCAGCAGAAGTAACATCTATTTTACCGGATGTTAATAATTGCATTCTCATTATTTCAGCTCGAGCTCTAACTCCTTCAACTAATCTAGCTGTTTCATTGAAAATATTTCTTATAAGAGGTAAAGCCAATTGAGATTGTGGATTATTTAATAAAAGATTTATTTGTTGTCTATCTTTTTCACCAATTCTCATTGCTTCTCTAAAGAATGCCATTTCAGTGGCAACTCTGTCAAATCCTTCTTTTTCTCTCATTCTTGCTTTTGCATCATAGTTAGAAGGTTGTATTGCTACTGGCAATCCATTTGCCCCTTTTAACCAACTTATATCTGTTCCTAATTGCTTTTGCGCCGGGAATAAAGTTTCACCAAAGTATGGTATTTTATTTTCTGGTTTTTCAGTTACAAAAGCGGCTATTTCTTTTGCGTTTATAAAATCAAATAAATTAATATTCATATTCTTTGCCTCCTTTGAATTATTGTGCTATTACATGAATTAATGGTGCATCTAAGTTAGCTGCATCTTTTAGTCTATCTTTTCTAACGAATCCATGAACAAGTACTGTTACATTTACATAGTCATCAGTATTTTCAGTATAATCATCTAATCTTACTGTATTGAATACTATTGCGTTTCCTGTAGCTTTAGTTGAGCTTGCTGCAGCAGCGGATTTAGTAACAGTTCCATCATCTGCAAGTGCTACCACTTGTCCAGCTAATAATGCTTTATTTCCTGCTGGGTCAGTAGTAGTAAATGTTTTTAATACTGAATATTCTATTTTAGCAGTTACATTAACATAATGGTCAGGAAATGCTAAAAAAGTTTTTTCAGGTGCTAATATTTTTGTAGTATTTAATTTTGGCATGTTATTTTCCTCCTATTTTTTAAAGTAATAATCGCTATCTATTTGTTCATCTGAATTTGGTTTGTTTTGTTTCGATAGCATTTTTCCAAAATCTCCTTCATTTGTTGTCTTAGAACCAAATAGATTTAAATTACTTGGTTTTCCTGGTGATCCAGTTCCAAAAAAATTAAATCCACCTTTATTTTGTTGTTCTTCAATTTCAAATAAATAAGATTTTTCTTTTTTAAGGCTTTCTACTTGCTCTTTAATTCCAGTAACTTCACCGTTGGTACCTACAGTTATTTTACTTTTATCTAAAAAAGCTAGTATATCTTTACCTGTATTGTCCTTAGCTTTAAATTCTAAGGCCATATCTTTTACGGCATTATTTAATTGCATTTCCTTAACAGTCTTATCATAATTTGCTATTGAATCTTCTAAGACTTTTATCTTTTCAGAAGCTCCTTCTGTACCTTTTAATTCATCTTTAAGTGTCCCTATTTGTGTATTTAGTTCTTTTATTTTATCATTGGAGTTTTTAAGCTCCGATATCTTAGAATCTAATCTAGTTTTAGGTACATATATATTTTCTTTACCATCATCAACGAAAATTTTACATCCAGCTTCTTTTAAAGCATCATTTATTTTATTCTCTATTTCAGTAGCATTATCTAATCCTGCTAAGAAATCTTTTAATTGTTTTGCCATATTAAATCCTCCTTTTACATCCTGGTGGATGATATATCAATGTTTTTACTAAAACATAGAAAAAGTATTTTTATCATACAAGGTTATGAAGTAACCAGGAACTTAATAGGTTATTTGTTCTTTTACGCCTACAAATAATGAAAAAGGCAATAAAAATAAGCCCTATAAGGACTTTAATTTTTCAATATCAGATAAGGCTATCATTAATTTTCCAACCAACATGGTTATTTTTTCATTATTTTCTTTAGTATCTTCTGCAATATATAAATTTGCCATTTCCTCATATAAGTCAGCTATCTCTCTAAATTGTTTAGCTGCTTTTAGGAGCTCTTGTACTTCTTTATTCATATTTCCTCCTTATCTCACTATCTTTTTATTTTCCCATTTCTTGTAAGCATCAAAGTACATTTCTTCTTTGTCTCCATTATATGTACATTCATAATACATCCCATCAAATAAAGTAGTACTTAATAATGCTTTATTATTTTGAAGTGTTTTACAACACCAAACCATAAATACATCATCTTTTGTTATTTCCTTTTTATCTGATTTATCTAGATGACTATTTGTATATTTTACTACTTCATATTTACACCAGTCTAAAAATTGTTGTTCATTCATATTATTTAATCTCCTCATATTTCTTTTCAAATACATCAGGTTTACATGGATAATATTCTCCTCTTAATCCTCTAATAATATAATCACCTTGAGTCGCTTTCATAAGTCCTTCTAGAGTTTCTATTAATAAATAGTTTCCATCAGATTGAGGTCTGTTTATCCTATACACCAAGTCATGACATAATTGTGCTTTTCCTTCTGTAAATTCAATAACTTCATCTATTGATGCGTTTGTAAATTGAATAGCTTCTATTTCACAAGGTTTTGTTTTGTATCTTGCCATAATTCTTCCTTATTTATCAATTCTTACAAAGAAATTTTCCTTTAAAGGCTTACAGGTTTCTAAATATTGTTCCCTTATGTTTCTATCTATTCTAGTATCCTCTAGCATAAAAATAAATGAAGCTATTATATCTTTAACTTCATCCATTTCAGTCATTTTAACTTTTATTGTCATTGTATTTGTTGGTTTCTCTATCATATTTCCTCCCTATAAATCTTCATACAATATATCCATAGTTCCACTGTTTTCTTCTCCTCTAATCCATTTACCTATGTCTTCTGCCATTTGAATATTAGATACTTCTTTTCCATTTATACAGAATATATTTTCAAGATGACATAATCCATTAGGATGGTCAAAAGGGCAATCTTCTACATCAAATATTTTCCCATCTCTATCCTCACATTGTTGACAAGTTCTTCCCGCTTGATGGACACTATGCCATTTTAACTTTCGGGCATATGGATTTACTTTGTTTGCATTCTTTTGAGTTAATTGTGCTTGATGATTAAGTGTAGTTCTTGCAAGTCTTAATGCTTCATAATCTATGCCACCAGCTCCATACCTATTAGCATAAGCACTACCTAACTTTTCTTTTATCTTAGCTTTATCCCAAGTCTTATGGCCTTGTTTAGCAAATTGAGTTAAATTTTTAGCTATTTCAGTAGCTCCTTTTCCCTCAGCTATCATGCTTGTAATAGCTTCTTCTATCTTATCACCACTTCTGCTAACACTTTTCCATAGTCTTTTGCTAAGTCCTTGGCCATCTTTATATATTTGCCCTTTAATCATTTGCTCTATTACTTGTCTATTAACTATATTGACATTTTTCTTGATTTCTTTGTATAGGTCTGTGTCTTTATAATAGTCTACATCTTTCGTTAAAATATCAACATGTGCATTAAGAATATTATCAGTAACTTTCATATTGTATTCTTTAATAATTTTTAGAATTTCATTATGTAATTGTTTGCAGTATGCTGTTCTTGCTATTTGAGTTGCATTTTTCTTATGTGAATTAGCTTTATATTGCTTCAACATACTATCAAAAGCTTTATTATATGCTTTAAGTATTGCTTGTTGCTCTTGCTTATTAAGTTTTAATTTGTTTCTTTTTAGGTAATTATTTAAATCGTTTAAATATCTATTCATATTAACCACCCAAATATTTTTCTTTAAGTTTTTTACCTCTTATGCAATTCTTAGTTTTTATAATATGATAATCTCTTATAGCTTCTTTATCGTTTACATCGCTAATCATCTTATTTCTTAGCTCTATAGCTTTAAGCATACCTTCTCTAAGCTTTTCATCTGTTACATTCACAATGTATTCTTTATAACATTCAGGACATTTAAAATAAGTTATTTGCATATTATCTTTTTCTTTTGTGTGAAGCTTTATTGTGAATTTTCTATTGCATTTGTCACAAATTGCTTTATTCATTGCCTTCACCGCCAGCATTAAAATCATCTAATCCACTAGAACTATTAAGTGTCATATTAAGTTTATCTTGTTCATTCAAGATTTCTTCAAATTCTTTATCTGCTTCTTGTGCTTCTCCAAAGTCTCTAATATATGATTGATGAGAACGTACATTAGCTTCAACTTCTTTCATAGCTAATTCTTTTGTTTCTGTTTCATCATCAGGTATTGGATAATTGTGATAAAATTCTAATGATGTATTTAGGTTTAAATCTTCAATATCTTTAACATCTCTATAAAGATTTCCTTTGTTGACAGTTTCAATTATTATATCTATTAACCATCTAAATGCATCATCCCATTCTTGCCATTTTTCTTCACATCTTCCTATTAAATCATCATTTAACATTCTAAGTGCTTTACCGCTTGCTACATTAACTAATGACTCTGGCAAAGGTTGGTCCATCAACTCGTACATATCCTTTTTTAGCCCAGTTAAATAACTATCGGCTGCAGTTTGAAAGTTAAATGCAGAAGTTAATTTGCCATATGTAGGAGTAGGAATATTCCCATCTATTGTTAAGCTTTGGTCTCCTTTTAAATCAATTATTGAACCAGGTGCTATTTTAATACCAGCAATAGAATTAGGATCTGCATTTACAAATACATCTTGTTCAAACATTTTAAATTTTAATGCATCTCTATAATCGGAAATAGTTCTATTATAATCCATGGCCATATCCATTAAATCCTTTATATCACTATGTCCTCTTACATCTCCTGTTAGTCCACCGTTGAATATTATTTTACATGGCAATTGATTTAATCCTGTATTCCAATCCTGCTTAATCTCTTCTTTCTCTTTTTCACCATTTTCATTTACTGTTTCTATATATGCCTGAGTATTTATACCGTCAACAACTTGATAAGTTGCCCAGCATTCATTGCCTCTCATTTCATATATCCATTTATGCCATCTTTGTTCAGTCTGTAGTTTACCTATAGTTGTTTCATCTTGGTATGCTATTTGTACTTTTATCAATTTATCGCAATCATTTGGATCATATTCATATGTGAACTCTGGCATTGTATAAAATCTAAACCTAATAGGTTTTTCTGATAAAACATTTCCTTGGTCGTCTATATCAGTAATTAAGCAAAGCATTACTCTTTTACCAATTGTGCAATCTAAAAAAGCTTTAGAAAATTTATTCCAGAACTTACCTTCATTTAATATTTTATTTATTATAGCTTTTTTATTGTCAACTCTTTCAACATCTGCTCCATCGATCGATTTAATAATAAAATCTGGTTTTACTGCGGTCATAAATCTTTTCTGCTTTTTCATTAATTTCTTGGTTATATTTCTGATTTCTCTAGTAGGCTTATAATCGTCAGTTTTCACTTTCCATAGTTGCCCTCTTTCATCTTCTGTGTCATCTTCAATTGTTTCTGGTCTACCTTCATAGAATTCATAATATTTTTTTACTTCCTGGAGTTCTTTGGCAAACTTGGTATCAGTACTATTTAATCCTAGTAACGATTTTTCTATTTTGTTATATATATCCACTTTATCACCTCCTATTCTCTTGCTCCTTTACCGCTAAATAGTTTAAGCTCTCTATCAAATGTTCTATGTATAGTTGTATCTGTCATTAGTGCATATCTTATCTTGTCCATGGCATGGTCATTTATTTTTACAACTTCTTCTTTTCCTTTATCTAATTTATCACTATCCCATACATACGAACCAAATTCTTCTATATCATGAATGCAGCTTGGATCTAAAGTGAATTTATTTATATTAAGTAAATAAGATACCATTTGTATTCCTATTTCTACATTATTTTTAGCTGCTATAATTCTTATATTATGTCTACTAAAATATTCATCTTTTAGTAGTTCTACTCTTAGTGGTGCTGCACTTGGGTCAATAGCAATATATTCTGGCATAACCATGTTTTCTCGTATAAAATTCTTTAAATCTGACACATACTCTTTTACTGTCTTTTGCCCTTCTTCTCTACCATTATGATAATAGGATGCTATTTGATGATATCTCTTTTCAGGTGCGTAATATCCAAATATGCCAAAAGTAGTGGCATTTTGTATCCCAAAGTCTCCAGCTATAAATATCCTTGTCCAGTTTCTTTTCATTTGAACTGCGTGTATTTCCGGATTAAACATAGGATATATAGCTCCATCTGCCACTGCCCATTGCATTTGTTATCGTAAAGGCTCTTTATCCTTCACTTCTATACATTTCTATATAGTTCAGACTATCTCATAACCTTCAACTTTACTTGGTAAGGTTTTGGATTTCGTGGATATTTCTGCATATAAAAAGATACTCAAAAGAGTATCTTCTACTTAGCTTACTTTATCTAGTCGTTAAACCTTCCTAAGATTTCTCATTAGGATTGGTAATTGATTAGCATATACATTTGTACTTATGTACTTAGCCTTCCAATTTTAACCCAATTTGCAACATATCATTTCTGATATGTGGGGCCAATATGTTAACCCAAAATATATCTGTTATAAAACACTCCAGTATACATTGCTTTATATCTAGCTTTTATCTTTTCTGATAGAGACAAATTATCATCCATTGTAAAATGTAAATACAATAAATTTTTCTTTTCAGCTTCATCTATCCATTTTTTCTTGAACCAATGGAAAGGTGCCCCTGGGTTACAATTGAAGAAAAACTTACTTCCTGTCACTGAACATCTACCAGTGGCTTGATTAACGAAAGATTCAGGCATTAACGCAACCTCATCAAAGAAACACGAACACAATGTAACCCCTTGAATAAGATCCTGTGACCTTTCATCTTTTCCACCAAATATATAAAAATAATTAGTAACATTACCTTTTGTTACTATTAATAGATTGTCTGCTCTTTTATCTTGTATATTATATCCTCTAGCTTTTAACATTAATTTAAGCCAAAACAGTACATTTCTTCTAAATGAGCCTATTGTTTTACCGCACATACCAGCGTTTTGTCCATTAAACTTTTCCATGACAAATACAACATAAGCTAGTGACATTGATACAGTTTTTCCTGAACGTATAGCTCCATCTGCTATAATTCCATCCATATCATGTACTGGTGAATTGTCCATCCACCATGTAAGGACCTTCTTTTGTTTAGTGGAAAATGGTTTAAATTTTATAGTAGCTTTTTTCACTGTATGGACTTTATTATTTTTTATTTTGGACCATTTCTTTTCTAATACATCAAGCTTATTCATCGTTCCATACCTCATCTGTCGCATTGTTTAAAGCTTCTATAAATCCATCGTTTTCTACTTCTTCTTGTGTATTATCATGTTTGTTCATTTCCACTTCCAGTTTAAGCATTTCTATATCAAGTTTAGTTTTTACACTAGTAGGTAATAAGTCCATTCTATCTGATAGCCATTGCAATGCTTTCATTTTGTCTTGTAGCTTTATTTTTATTCCGTCTCTGCCTTCTGATATCTCACTTATTAAGCTTCCATCTACTTCGCCACTATTTTTAAGGCTTATAGTATTTTTAGTGTATGTTCCATATTCGCCTTGTACTTCCTTACTATTGAACTCTAAGTAATCTGTTATATCTGCAAAAGCTATATCTATATACTTTTGAAATATATCATCTTCACTTAACATAGCTCTATTAAGTTTATTTTTCTTAAGCTTTTGTATTTCTAATTTGATACAAGGTTTTACAAGAAGCTTATATCCTTCTGAATTAGCTACATCATACTTGCATTGATAAGCTTTCTGATAAGCTTTGGTAGCATTAAAACTCTTTATATAATAAATACAGAAAAGCTTTTGCTTATCAGTAAGTTTAGTATTTTCTAATATTGACTCCACTTCATTAAAATCAGTCTGTTCTGTATTCTTCTTTTTAGCTACTTTTTTATTAGTTACGTTCCTTTTATTCTTAGGTAACGTTCCTTTTATTTTTTCTTCCCATTTGTCTTGAGATTTCCATTTCCTTATCTGAGTATCTTTAACCCCAAGCTGCGTAGCAATATCCTTGAGTAAGATTTCACCGTTATTTAATTTATATATCTCAAATGCTTTATCTCTGTTTGGACTTCTTACCCTTGCCATATCACCACCCCATTATCTTTTCTATTTAAGCATCTTCCTCATTTCCATTATAAAATTCTTCAAACTCTTCATCATTAGCTATAACTCCAAAGTAATAGCACTCGTGGCCAAAATAAATATGAAATAAAGGTATAAAGCAATATATTATGCATTTTCACAGTAGACATATTTGCCACACATCGCAATCCTTGTTCTGCTAAATATTCATTAATTCTTAGAAAATATAATGCAAATGATATTAACGATACTATTACAAACGCTAAATATATTTTAAATATCATTTTATTTGCTCCTTTTGCTATTTATATTTTTATTTCTATATTTTAGCTTTCTTTTGTCCGACTTAGCTTCTATTAATTCCTGAACTAATCTTATATATTTTTCATCATTACTTACCCTCGCATGACTGGTCAATAGATACAAGTTTCTAGTTTTAGGCATCTTTTTTCTTATGCAGTTATCTATTACTGTTTTAGCGACATTAAAACCATATATATGGGAATGTCCTTTTATAAATGGCTTCTCAGTGTTATATACAACATATCCTTTCTTTACTGCTAGTATTATGTATTCTTTTCTTTCATACACTTTCTTTGCTCCATCCGTTTTATCAAAGTTTGGTATTTCCTTCATAATGTCATCATATTTGTACAATTCCTTTGGAATTTCTATTGTAGGTTTTATAACTTCATCTATTTCCTTCCATCTTTTCACCATATAATCACACCTTCATACAAAATAAAAAAGAGCACTAAATTATTAGCGCCCTTGTGGGAGTAATGAATAAAAAACAATCATTAGAAGGTTTCCAGAGTTGCACTGGATAATACTCATACCTTCATATTGCACCCATTGATTTGGGTGCATTAAAATGGAATATAAATAATTAAAGATATAGATATATAGATATATTATATAGATTTTTTTAAACACAATATATATGAATATTTTGATTTTATCACGGTTTACTCCGGAGGTTTTAAAGTGGTCCTCTCACTCCTACTACTATGTTTTAATATATATATTAGTCGCCCTCATGAGTTGAACACGAGTATATACTTGTTTCATATATAGTCGACAATTTAATAATCCACTTGTATATAAATCCCATAGCAACATATTGGGAAGCCAGCACCTCTGCTGTTATGCTTCCCGACAGAACTTAATTTTTAAGAATGTTATTCTCATGTCTCCAGATAGTGTGGTTATCTGACCAATCTTCCTACTTTAAATATATCACACATAAATAGTACACTTCTATCAACTCTTTATATCTAAAATGGTGGCTTATCTTCATAATATACGTAAAATTTATGTAGGTCTTCATAAGAATATACTCCATAATAACATTTTTCGTATTTCTCACCGTTTAAAACAAATCCATCAACTCCATCAAAAAAGATATATACATTTTCAAATTTATCTTCTATTGAAAATACAATTTCTTTTGGAACTCTATATCTTATAAAGCCATCTTTTAAAGTATAATTATCAAAAGAATTGTGTTTAATATATAGCTCTACATCTCTCATTGTATTATTAGATTTTCTTTTGCTTTCTTTTTGCTTAGTTTCGTATAATGTAAATTTTGCATCATCTAATTCTTTGACTTTTATTGTTATATCTTCCTTCAATAAATCATTATAAAAAGGCTTATACTTTGCTATATAATACTTTTCAGCAAAATCCATATCTGCTTTTGTAAGGAATGAATGATACTCAATTTTTTTTGTTTTCTCATAGCATCCTTCTGGTAAATGTATATGATTACTCAATCTTTGCTTTAAATTACCAGCTTTACCAATATAAAGAATTTGTCTATTATCTCCAATTAATCTATATATACAGTTTCTCATTGCTTTACTCCCCTATTTTATTTTTTCTAATATTTTTCTATGCTTTTTATGTATTCCATTCCAACTGTAATTCATCAAAACACATAGTCTTTCCCACGTATATCCGTCAATATATCTTAATCTCATTATATTTCTATCTACTGCATCTTCCAATTTATCTATTGTATTTTCTATTGCCCTTTGTTGCTTAAGTAATCTTATTTGTTTTTCATTGTATATATTAAGTAGTTCTTCTATTTCTCCTAGCAATGCTCCTAATCTATCATTTTCAAAACTTCCACCTTTTGGCATATCATCTATTATCATACTTTTAATGCTTGTTTTCTTTTCTTCTAGGTACTCTATTTTATCCTTTATAATATCTAATTCTCTTTTGGTTTCTATGTATTCTTGTAATTCTCTTTTCTCCATACTCCCTCAACTCCTCTTACTTATAATATCCTATGTTTATTCTTTGGATAGTTCTTTGAAGTTTATATTCTATATGTTCTTTTAGCTTTTCTTTTGAGTTGTAATCCTTATTACTTGATAGATACAATATTTGATTGATTAAGATATTTACATCTGCAATTTCTGAAATTGTTTCATCTGATATTTCCCTACCATTTGCTATATCTTTTGATATTTCCCTTGTCAATTCTCCCAGTTCTTCAATTAGTTTTAACTGTTGCGTAACTAAACCAAAATTATCTGCTATTTCTTTTATAGCTCCATTAATTTCTTCTATATTCATCTATTCATCCTTTCCTAGTAACTTTTTCACATATTGTATTTCACAACTTTCTTCATCTTCAAAGTCTAGTTCACAATTCATACAACCTATTCCCTCTAAATCATAAGACTCATTGCAGAATACTTTAAATCTCTTGTTTATATCTGCTATAAGTTCACGTTCTCCTTTTGTTTTTCTTCTACAAGCCATATTCTAACCCCCTATATTTTTTAACCTCTTTTCTAAAAGCCTCAGTCTTATCATAACCACAACCAAACATCTCAGGACAGAAACCTCTGTAAATACATTCTCTAACCATGCAGCTTGCTAATTCCGGTTCAGTCTTAGCTACCTCATCCTTAACGGCTTGCCACGCCTCCCTAGTTTCAGGAGACGCGCAGCTACATAATCTTTTTCTAGATATATTGATAAGTGCTTGTGCATTTGCTTCAACTTCATGGTTTACTAAACTACCTTGTGGTAAATCATCTCTGTTAATTCCTGTACGGTCAGTTCTTTGAGTTTTAACAAAGTGGTCTATACCAAATTTATGTCTAACAAAATGCACAGAAACCCAAGATTTCAAATCATACCAACGCCATTCAAATTTTAATTTTCTTATTGGTGAATGCTCTGATAATATCAATTGTCTTTTCCATTTACTATCAGGGTATGCTCCTGTATTTTTTCCTATTGTATTCATAGTTGCGTCCTTAACGTCTTGCCAATTATCAGCATGTTTAAATTTATCTATTTTCATTTCTTTTTACCTCCTCATAAATAATAGGATTAACTTGTAACCCTCTTCTATAATATTCACATTCTCTTTCACAGTTTGGTAATTCCATATTTCTAACTTCTAAACAGCGTTGACAATAATTATCAATTGGACCTTTTAATTTTATTTTCATTATTTCAACACCTTTCTTTTTCCACATTTTGTACATATAACTTTCTGATATTTCTTTTTTCCCTTCTTTCAATCCTATTGTAGTTCTTGCTGCATCTGCTACATCTCTATAAGTTCCTCCGATATCTGTTACAGTTATTTTAGCAACCTCCATATTATTCATCCTCCCCTGTTCCTAATATATCTATGCCTGTTAACTGTCTACAGTAATTTCTTAACTTGTCCAATTGTCCAGTGACTCTACTGTGTTTAGTTTTTAACTCTTGTAATTCTTTTTCCAACTTTGCATTTTCCTTTGCAAATGATATATTTTGTTTTTCTAAGTAAGTATTTGCTAGGCTTAACTCTTTATTTGAATCTAATAGATTTTCGATTGTGTCTTCTTTTACTTCTATATCTTCCTTTAATTTGTTGCTTCTTTCTCTCCAGAATTCTATTATTTTAAGACAATCTTTATTTGTTTCTTGTGCTCTCTCTAATTCTTCTGTAAGGTCATTTATATATTTTCTATTTAATAACATATTTAAATCCCCCTTATTTCATTTCTTGATTAATTAGTTCATCTATTACCTCACTCAGCCTTACTACTTCACTGGTCAATCCTAGTTGGCAATATAAACTGCTAAGTATCTCTTTTAACTCGTCTAGCATAATATCACCTCCATATTTTCATTTGATTTTCAAATAATAATAGGGAACTATACTGGTATTGCATAATCCCCTATTTAATTGTTATTTTATTGTTTTTCCAATTGTTTTTTTAAATTCATCATCTGAATGTTTATTATTCTTTTTAAAATTCTGTATAGTCTTAACTTTTCCGTTGGATCATCTGTAATTTCAATTTTCAAAAGCAATTCTTTCATAATATATCACCTTTCTTTTATTACAAAACTATTTAATCCCCAAGTACTCTTTTATTACCTCTATTGCTTCATCTGCTGAATAGCATATTTTACACATATATCCCTGCTTATATAACCAATCTAGCCATTTAACTTGTTCTATGGTGCATTTATTCTTTCCATATTTCATCTCAATATACAAGCCATGTTTTCCATTTTTAGCAACTGGTAAGCAAAGGTCTGGGCATCCACGTTTTGTTCCGGTAGCTTTTAATTTTTTTGCTTCTGCTTTATTTCTATAACCACCATTAGGAATTGCATAAATCCATTTTAATTCTTCATATTTGCAAGACTGTAAATTGCACCATTGTATTAAAGTTGCTTGTTCTAAATCTTCACCTTTCATATTTACTCATCTCCACTTCTCTAGCTATATTAATAGCCATAGTTATCGCTTCATTTAAGCTATATCCTAGCTCATAGTAGAATCTAGCAAACTTTATAACCTCTTTCATCTAATCCCCTCTAACAATCTATGATAAACCTTATATAGTTCAGCATATTTGTTTTTATTTAATAAATCATGCTCTATCCTTTTTATCTCAAGTTCTTTTATCATTTTTTCTAGGTCTTGCAACATCTGTATATTTCTTATTTGTAATCCTGTTAATTTCATTAATTTATTTCCTCCGCACTTAATAATTTTCTTTCGTATTTTTTATTTAGTGTTTCAGTTACTATCTATTTAAATTTACTAATTTACTTGCCCCTTTAACATCACCAGTTAAGAACTCAAACAGCTCATTTAATCCCCTTTCCTCTTTAAATTCTTCAATCCTTATAACAGTTATGATGTCATTTAATTTAAATTTCCCGCTAATATATCTATCTACATCATATCCATCAGATTCAGGATCATTTACCCATTCTTGGATTAAAAACTCTAAAATTTCTTGCATTCGTTTATTATCCTTTTCTTTGTTTTTATGTCCACTCGACTCATCGTATTCTATGATTAAGTTGCAATCAGGGATGTAGTAATCTAATCTATAGTTTAATACAGGATACTGGCGATATATTTGCTCCTTATCAAACCACGCTAATAGTATTTTATCTATCAATAATTCTTTTCTTGTTGATGTCGCTGGTAATATTTCTAGGTTAACTTTGTCTCCTCCTAGTTTCTCTAACATATAACAATATGCTGATATATCATGTTTACTATTATTTTTAAGATAATTTATACATTCATAATTTAGTATATAGTATGGTCTTTGTTGGTTTTGTTTGTCTATGTATTCATCCTTTTTTATACCAACATTTTCAAGTGATTTAATTTCTTTTCGTATACTAGCCATAAAGTTGTCGTGTCTTACTGCCCCTTTATTTCCTTCTTCCTCTCTAAATTTATTTATCAAGTCTACTACTTCTAAAGATGTCATTGTAATTTCTATACTTAATAAGTTCATACAATCAACTCCTTTTAAAGTAACTTTTATTTAACTGTTAATAACCTCTTTTGTTATTGGATCATAACTCCATACTCTAACTTCATCTTTTATTCTTCCATTTACTAAATTACCGCATTCTCGACACTGGCTTACTACGCCTAGTCCTTTTACTTTAAGATGTATCATTGTGCCTCCACAGTTTATGCAGCTTTTTTCTTTACCTCCTAGTACCTTTTTCATTAGTTTTCATCCCCTTAACTAATTTTCTTTTTATCTAGTTTTTTTATTGCTTCGGTTATCGCTGCATATACATTATGTTTACTCACGCCTAATATTTTGCCTGCCTCAGCTTGTGTTAGTCCTTTGCCAAATACTAAATCAACACACTTCTTTTGTCTCTGTGTAAGACAACTTAAATCCGTTGTTACTACATCTATATCTCTGCGTTTTCTAGTTACTAGCTTGTCCAAGTCCAATATTTCTATATTCTTTCCGTTCAAAATATCTTTTAGATTTTTTAATGCTCCTTTTTCTATTCTGTGAATTTGTGCTTGACTTGTTTGTAATTCTTTTCCAATCTCTGACTGACTTTTTTCTTCGTAGAATCTTTTTATTATTACTAATTTTTCCCTTTCTGGTAGCTTATTAATAGCATTAGGGATATCTATTTTGAAAATTATTTGGTCTTCTGATATGCTATTGCTCTCTAATGTTTCTGAAAATTTTACAGCCTTTGTTTTATGTTTAGATGCTTTCATTGTGCTGTCCATGGGAAGTTTACCCTCCATAAGATGTAATGTCTTTGTAATTTCTTGTATTGTTATTCCCATAATTTCTGACATTTCTTTTAGAGTGGGTTCTCTTTGCATTTTTTCGAATTCTTTTCTAATTTGCTTGATTTGTCTATATTCATTAAAATTTTTTCTTGGAATTCTGAATGGTACATCTTCTCTATGATCTCTTACAGTATGCATTATTTTACCTATTATATTGCTTGTTGCATAAGTTGAAAATTTTATTCCTAGTTCTGGGTCATAATTTTGTATAGAATGTAATAATCCTAGACTCCCAACCTGAATTGCATCATCGTAACTTATTGCTTTACCTTTGAATTTCTTTGCTTGCTTATATACAAGCCCCATATTATCCTCAACAATGCTTGTTACAGCCTCTCTATCGCCATTTTGAGCCTTTCCAAACAATTCAACAATATTTTTATCGATACTCATAATTACTCCCCCTCTACATCTTCTCTATGATTAATCCATGATATTTAATTTTGTTTGCTCCGTATCTCTTTTGATAATATTTATATGTATTTTGTACACTGTTGTAATTTAAATCGTATTCTTCACAAGCTTCCTTCATAGAAGAAAATATTCTCTCTTCTCCTGCATACTTGTTAATTACTCTAATTTGTCTTCTCTTGAAAACTCTTCTTTTTTTAATTGCCTCTAATTCTTTTCTGACTTTTATATCATAATTAGCATTTTCTTCGTTAATGACAATCATTTCTGCTTCTGTTATTCCTCCAGTTGCTCTTATATTGTCAATTTCTCTTATTCTTTCTTCTGCTTCCTCTGGATTAAATAACTCTGGTAGCATGTAATTTCTTGAGTCTTTCTTCGGATTTGGGTCTAGTATTGCTGCTGCTAAAGCAAGATAGTTAAGTGATGTATTGTCGTTTGGATCTGTATATTTAGAATGGTATTTCTTTACTGGCATATGTTTGTATTTCATAATTACTCCCCCTTACCAGGGGAAATCCCCTGGATTAAAATTTTCCCTTTTGACTTTCTTTTAGAAGTGTTTCTAGTTCATCAGGATCATATTGTCTAAAGTTTTCATTCCCAGCATTATAATGAAATTTAGTCGGTTTAAATTGAATATTGTTAGTTTTATTGTTTAATGTATAATTATCCTTAATTGCTTTAATAATAAAACCAGTAACATTTTTTACATTTGAACTTTTAGTAATTTGAAGTTTTTCATCTAAATATGAAACATCTTTATCTGCACTTATAAGAGCTTCATATATAGTTTGTATATCTTCATTTTTCAAATCGAAATAAGACTTTATTTTATCAACAACAACAGGTGATACGGTATTTTTTGCTTGTTGTTGTTGTTTTTCTTTTTGTTTTTCTTTTTGTTTTTCTTTTTGTTTTTCTTTTTCCCCCAAGTCTATATATAGACTATCCATAGGGTATCCATACCCTATACAAACATCTATCATATATTTTTTAAAGTCTGGATTTTTAATTTCTGAAATTTCTTTTAGTATGCAGTTCATAACCTTTGGAGATTTAGTAAAATTAAATTTATGCCAATTCTTTATGAGAATTTCTTTTGTATCAGGTGAATATTCAATTTTTCCATAGTCAACAAATCTTTGTAATAGCTTTTCAACTGTTTCTCTGTTATATCCAGTTTGCATTTCTATAACTTTATAAGGTAACTCATGACATCCACATTGAGTAGTTCTAGGATTGCTTAATATATAAAGATAAAAATATTTTTCTTCCGGAGTTAAGTCTAATACAAATCCATCTTCCCAGAAATCTGTTTGTATTGCTCTATATTTAGCCATATTATCACTCCTTCATTTTGCTATTAAAATCTGTATCTACTTGTATATAACCATTAATATTTTCTTGTATATATTTTGCTATTTTACTGTATTCGCGTTCTCCTAAAAAATCTGATTTTTCTATCAATTCATCCATTAACGCATAATATAATTCGCCTACTTTTTCGATAATATCTTCTATATCATTAGGATTTATATTGTTTCTTTTGCATATTGAAATAATGTCAACTCCACTGTCTTCACTTTCTTCTATAAATTGATTGAGTCCATCTTTCCATTGGGTCCAGTTTTCACATCTCTTTGTAAAATCTTTTAATGAGTCTATTGTTGCCCCTAATTTATAGCATTTTTTTAATAACATAATTGCTGTATTTAAGTCATAGTAAGAAAATTTATTTTTAACTATTGCTCTTATATAAAACAAATCTTTCATTTCCGGATGCTCTTGTTGCATTTTCTTGTTTTTTATAATAGGCTCTATTTTATTAAAAGCCGTGTTAATATCATATTGTTCATAGGCTATAATTGAACTTTCCAGCACTTCATCAAATCCATATTTTTTAATAAGTTTTTTCATTTTAGTTCTTCCATAGTCTGTTAATCTTGAATTTAATCCTAAAGAGTCACTAACTAATTCCATAATTTTATCAGCTTCTTTATTTTCCAAATCCAATAATTCTGTTCTCCATTGAGCAATCATTTCTAATTGTTCTCTTCTTTGATTTAACTTGTCTAATTCTTCCTTTTGCTTTTTTATGACTTGATTTTCAGTAAGTTTTTTATCACTTTTACCTCTATTACAATCAAAGCAAGCTGTGATTAAATTAGATATATCATCATCTCCACCTTTTGAAACTGGATTTATATGGTCCACTTCTAATACAACATCTGGTGCACTTTTCCCACAATATTGACAAGTAAAACTATCTCTTTTAAATACTTCAAATCTAGTTGATTTAGATATTCCTTTTCTTTTTGCCACTTAATACCCACCTCATTTCTCTTTTGATAGCAGAAGGGAAATTAATCCCTCCTAGTTTGCAACTTGTTGCATATTTTCATATCCAGAACACATGAAATCATACTCGTCTTTAGTCATATTAACTACATCTTTAGTAAATTTTTTAAATACATGCTTTTTAACCGTATCCTTATCTATCCCTTTACTATAAGCTATTGCATATAATCTGCTTATTTGTTTTTCTGATAATTTACTATTATTCCATATATCCGGTGATTGACTAGGCTTGTCTTTATCATGATCATGCTTATTAGTAGCATCACTATCTTTTGTATCATCTATTGCAAATAGCCCGTTTAAAGCATATTTTCTAGCATATGAACTAACCGAACCAGTAACCTGAGCCAAATCCATTCCTTTCTTAGTTTCATCTTCTCTAGCTAATGCCTTAACTTCTATCTTATCTCCTTTTTCGGTGTCTACAAAAGTTGCCGTAGCTTCTAAATAATATCTATCGCCTATCTGTTTTATTTCATCTGATAAAGTAACTGTAGCTTTATACTCCAGTAATAAAGGTTTTAATCCTTCTAATATATCTTCACAACTTCTGTAGTTGTATTTCCCAAAGTTGTTATATTGATTTTTAGGTGCTTTTAATTTACTTTGTATTGCCGATAACTTTTCATATAGATTCATTAGCTTCACGCTCCTTGATTATTTCATTAATAATAAATTCTTGATTTTGTTCGAAAGAATCTAGTATTGAATCAGGCAAACCTAAATATTCAATTGCTTCTTTATAGTCAGTATCTAATTTTTCTTTCATCTTTTTATATTCATAAATTTCTAAAGTAACCTTACCTAAGCAAAATATAAGTTCATTTATTTCTTTATTATTCATTTATACACTCTCCTTATTTTTCTCTTGTTTTATGAAATCTTTTATTGCAAGGCAATAACTTAAATCATATTCATCTAAAGGGCTATTATCTATTTCGTATCGTTTAACATATTCTTCAAGTTCTTCAATAGGTTTATATCCTTCTAAACATTCCCTTGCTCCATCTATATAACCCCATTTGCTATCTGCGTATACATCATAAGGACTACTTAATTCTGCATATAATAGCCTAGTTTGAAATGTAGGCTCACTATTTCTAAAAGCCTGATTACATCCTTGAAATAAATCTCTAATTTTCATGTTCTAAATCATATCCTTTCGTGATATAATATAGAAAAAGTAAATTTCTAATTACTTAACTTTTTCTAAAGATAGGACCTATTGCCGTAGGTTCTATTTTTATATTCCCATGTAAGCATCTGCTCTATTTTCTCTTTCATCTTCATCTGCTTCCTCAAGGTCTCTTACTTCTTCTTGCATCATTACATCTATTTCTTGTAGTATTTCTTTTAAATCCTTGATTTCGTATGCTGTTCTTATTTTGCATGCTCTCCAGTATTCATAATTACAAGCAACTTGTAAATCGTTTGTGCTATATCTATCTTTATATAGTTTTATTTGGCTATCACATAGTTCCATGAAACTCTCACATGCTGTAATCTTATTTTGTATGCTTTCTCTAACTTCATCTAATATCCAGTTCATATTAATCCCCCTTTAATATTTATTTATTAAAGACACTTGATGTTCTTCTTCATATTTCTTGATTAACTTGTAATAAGTTGATTTTTTCATATCTAGGGATAATAAAGCTTGTTTCATAGTCATTTGTTTCTTTTGTTGTTTTTGAACTATATCTATAAAATTATCTGGATAATCAAGCGGTGGACGACCAATTATATTACCTGTTTTTTTAGAATATCTTTTGCCTGTTTTTTCATCAACGGGCATATTTGCCATTGCCTGTTTTACCCTACTAACTCCACCATTATTAGAATTTAAGAATTGCCCATTATCCCATGATTTAGCTATTAATAAATACTGTTTTTCTTTGATATACGCTTCTTTTTCATTTTTGCAATAAACAAGTATTATTTTTTCAAAATTTTCTTTACCATACAATCTAATTTGTTTTTTTAAATCAGCGCCACTACCAAAATATCCATCATTTAAATCATTAGTACTGTGCTTTCCAATATAAAGCTTTAAATCAATTTTATTAACAATTAGGTAAACATAATGATATTCTTGACTCATATTAATCCTCCTTATCCTCTAAGTTGTATATCTTTTCTTCAATTTTCTTAATGATTTCTTCTAATTTAATGTTCTTTTCTCTTTCTGCTAGGGCTAGTTGCTGAAAATATTCGCATTTACTTTCTAAGTGTTTAATGTAATCTAAATATTTTTTCATATTATATATCCTCCTCTACATATTCCCAATGATAACCCCCACATGTTTTTAATTTACCTTTACAACATTTGCTTATATCAGAACTTAATCTATTTTTACCTAAAAATTCATTTGCTTCTCTTATATAATCAAATACTTGCCCTGTTTCAATGCATCTTACTTTTTTAGCTCTTGGATTTTTACTGCCTTTAGTTACTTCACTTAATTTCTTTTTAGTCTCTTCTGATGTTTTACGTCCTTTGTTTGCTTTACTTAATTTATTTTTGCTTTCTTCTGTATGGTGCTTGCCATAAAAATAATTTTTTTCACCTCTTCGTGCTTCGCTCATTTTTCTTTTAGTTTCTTCTGTATGTCTAAACCCTTTCATACTTTCAGATTTTTTTGTCCACAAGTTCCATAATTTTGATTATAAGAATTGTTACACCACTCTAAGTTAATAACATCATTGTTTTGTTTATTTTCATCTTTATGATTTACCTGTGGCAAATTGTTTAGATTCGGTATAAATGTTTCTGCCACCAATCTATGAATTTTTCTCATTTTTGTTTTTTTGTTCTTACGTAATCCAACTTGTAAATATCCGTCTTTATCTTCGCCTGGTTGTAAAATACGTTCTTTTGTAATGTAGTATCCTTTTCCCATAGAAATATCATGTTTTTTAGGCAAACTTTTAACTCTACCAAAATTGCTTACTTGATATAATCCTTCATAGCCTTGTATATCATTCCAAATTTCTTGTAATAAATCATTCATTTTAAATCCCCCCTTTAATATTCACTCGCATCCATTTGGACCTCAGTTAAAACTTGTATTACTTATTTTCTAATTCTTCCAATAATTTTTCTAATATCTTTCTTTGTCCTTTTCCGGTTACGCGAGTTGTATGGAATGTAAATACTCCTTTGGAACTTTCTCTAGTCCCTTCTCTTACTTCTAAGTATCCATGTATTATCGCTTCTTGCTTAGCTTCTGTACTATTCTTGAATATCCAGCCCCAATCTCTAAGCTTTTGGTACAATTTCTTTTCTCCTATAACTATGCCATGGTGATTACTTAGTATCTTTGCTACTTCTCTAACCAATAAGGAATTTTTACTAGCAGATATTTGGTTCAGCATCTTACTATTTTTCTCTAGCTTGTCCTCAAGTTGTTTAGATTTTTCTTGTTCCTCTTTTAACTTAGTTGCTAACTGTATAAGAAAATCTGGACTAGTTAATGCTTTTTCTATTGTATTCTCTGTCATATAAGCTCCATGTTTTCTTATAGAAGGTAAAACTTCATTTGTTACCCAACGTTTGAATTTTTTAGCATTTGGTAATTTACTATTGAGAATTAAACTATATAATCCACTTTCATTAATTACTATTATTTTTTGTTTACCGCCAGGAGTGTCCATTTCGTTCACCCCTTTATCTTCTTCATCTACATGAGTTCTTACTGCTTTTGGTGGGTTGCTATAACCTAAAACAGTTGCTATATCTCTACCTACAAACCAAGGCTCGTTTTCAATTTCTAATACTCTTATTTCTCCAAATTCATTATTACTAAATGTTTTATAACTGTTATATAAATCACTCATAAATTACTCCCCCCTTAGAATAAATTCTTGTATTTATATTGCCATTTTTCAAAGCTAGTCCAACTGTCATCAAATCCAAAATGCTTAACTAAGATGCAATATACTTGTAAAGCTTCTGGAATGATTATCATTTGTTTATCACCTCCTGTTTATTTTCTTTTGTTTCTTTTTAGCTTCATTCTTGCAATCTTAGAATTTACCGCCGGTGTATTTTTCCCCAATTTTTGAGCTATAAGTTCTATTGTCTCATTTTCTTCACAATATAATTGTCTTAATAATTCTTCTTGGTCAGCCGTCCAGCCTAAATTTGTAGCTTTTTTAAGGCCTAATTTTCTAACTTGATAATCTACTGCTCCTTTTGTCTCTCCTAATAGCTGACATATTTGACTGATAGTGATATTCGGGTCCGAATAGTGCTTAATTAAATTCGCAACCTTTTCACTTTCCCATTGCCTATGAGGTTTTTTTATTCCCATATGAGATGCCATTGATCTAACTGATGAAGAGCTTTTATTTAATTCTTTTGCTATTTCAGTAAAGTTTTTATCTGAATTAAGCAAATATTCTTTTTCTTCTTCTGTCCAGTTTGATTGCTTGAATAAATTCATATTCTCAACTTTTTCTTTTGTCTTACGAATAAATTCTAATTCTTCTTCAGATAAGTTATTCATCTTTATTGACCCTCATTTCTCTTTCATGTTCATGAATGCATAAATTAAATGCTGCTTGTGCTATTCTATTGAAAACCTGTTCTCTAGTTAAATTACTAGTATCATTAAACCTAACTTTTATCTTTGCTACATCAGTTTCATATTCAGTAATATAGCTATCGTTAGATTGGTTCATAACAATCACCCCTAATTATGTTTATGAAGTCAATATTTTGTCCTATAGCTAATAATTAGCTATTCTATGTTTCAATATTTGTAGATAATAATAATGTATTCAATTTGTTGACTTCATTTGTGAAAAAAATTTCATATATGTTAGCATTGAATATAGTAGCTATTTTTTTAGCCTCTGATAATGTGAATTCAGATGAACCATTTTCTTTGTTAGCATATGCCCTAGTTGAAATGCCAAGCTTTATAGCTATATCCCCTTGAGTATAATGATATTTATCTCTCATTTCTTTTAGTTTGTATTGTTTACTCATCTAATCACCTCCTGTCAATTATTTGAATACCTTTATGCTTTAATAGTAGTATTATATTTTTTATATGTCAACAATATTTTTTACTTTTTTATAAAAAGTATTCATAAATAAGAATTTTATTTCATATGATTTTAAGTTATAATTTAAATGTAATACAATTTAGTTGTAAACACTTTTAAATGAATTAAATATGTATTCACATGGTATTTTCAATGTATTTATTAATGTTTGCATATTCTAAATATAATTTAGTTGCGAATATTGATATTATAAGTATGGAGTGTTATATATGGAAAATAAATTATTGGGCTATAACATAAGAAGAGAAAGAGAAAAATTAGGATTAAGTCAAACTGAATTAGGTAAATTAGTAGATGCTACAAAACAAACTGTTTCAAACTGGGAAAATGGTAATCGAACTCCTACGAATAAAACTATCGATAAATTAGCTACGATTTTTAATGTTAGTATGGATGATTTAACTGGTAGGAGTAATATTCAACATTTAGGACGAGTATATAGATACTCTGAAGAATTGACTGAATATATAGAGTTAGCTAGAGAAATCGAAAACCTAAATGATAAAGATAAGAAAATAATCAAAGAATTAATAAGAAGTTTAAATGATAAAGACAAATAAGTTAATCAACCTATTTGTCTTAATTTTTTTACTAATTCAATTATTAATTTATACGCTTCTGGGTCATTTTTCTTTAGTTGAGACAGCTCTTTTGCCAATTTTATAATTCCTTTCTCCAATCAAATCCCCCCATTTATATATCCATACTTATATTTTATAGAATATATGTTCTACATTCAACATTTAATTTATATATTTCTATTTATATTATAGGACAATAAATATAACTGGTAGTTATATTTATAGAAAAATTATGACAATTTATTAAAACATTTAAGGAGATTTATAATATGAATATAATTAGAAATACAAGACTAAAGAAAAAAGTAACTCAAAAGCAATTGGCTGAGATGATAGGAGTTTCTCAAGCCTATATTTCAAAAATAGAAAGTGATGAATTTGTTAATGTTACTTTGATTGAAATAATAAAATTAAGTAAAGCACTATCGATTAATGAACTGGAGGTTGCTAAATATTTTCTAAATAAATACAATAATTATAAATATGAATTTGGGGGAGAAATAGCATAATGAAAGTATGTATGTACTTGCGCAAAAGCCGTCAAGACGAAGAATTAGAAAAAAGAGAAAATACTGATACACTAGCAAGGCATAGAAGCACTCTATTAGAAGTTGCTAAAAAACAACATCTAGATATCATTGAAGTACATGAAGAAATAGTATCTGGAGGAAGTATAGCATCTAGACCTAAGATGTTAAAGCTATTAGAAGAAGTTAGAAATAATATGTATGATGCTGTGCTATGTATGGATTTGGATCGTTTAGGCCGTGGAGGAATGCAGGACCAAGGATTAATCTTGGATACTTTTAAAGAAACTAACACTTTAATTGTTACTCCAGATAAAACTTATGATCTAAATAATGAACTTGATGAAGAGATGACTGAATTTAAGTCATTCTTTGCTAGACGTGAACTTAAAATGATTACTAAACGTATGCAAAGAGGTCGAATAAAATCTATTGAAGAGGGAAAATTTATTGCCTCTAATGCTCCTTTTGGATACAAGTTTGAGTATGACAGAGAAGGGAAAAGGTTACTTATAATCGATGAAGATAAAGCAGCAATAGTGAAAGAAATATTTGCCTTATATATATCAAATTATGGTTCTTATAAAATAAAAGTATATTTAGATACAATAGGCGTTAAAACTAATTCTGGTAAACCATTTTCAGAACAAGCTATAAGAAGAATTTTAAAGAATAGCATTTATTGTGGGTATGTTAGCTGGAATAAAGTAAAGAGAAAAGGTACTAAATCTATTGTCAATTCAAAAGATAAAATAATTTATGCAAAAGGTAGACATCAAGCTATTATAAGTGAGGATATGTTTAATTTGGCACAAAATATTTTAGAAGGTAATCAAGTTCCCTCTGTATCACAAAATAAAAAAATGATCAATCCTCTTGCTGGATTAATCAAGTGTGCTTGTTGTAATCATACTATGATTGTATCTAAATCAACCTATAAAAATAACGATATAGTATTATTCTTAAAGTGTGCCCATTGTAATAAAAATTCATCGTCAAAGTTAGAAAGCGTTGAAAATACTATTTTGGGATATATGCAACAGTTTTTAAATGAATATCAAAATGAAATATTAAAAAAAGATATATCTGATAATAATAATGATAGAATAAGTAATCTTAAGCATACTTTATCTCTTTTAGAAAAGGAAACTATAGAACTTCAAAAACAAAAAAATAAATTACACGATTTTCTTGAAAGAGGTGTCTATGATATTGATACTTATTTAGAAAGAACTAATGTATTAAGAGTTAAAACAGAAAAAAATGAAACTGCAATTAATAATCTAAAAGAATTAATAGAAAAAGAAATGAAAATAGATTTAAATTATTCCGAACTAATTCCAAGGGTTGAGAAAATAATTAATAGTTATAAAAATACACAAAATATATTAGATAAAAATATATTACTTAAATCAGTAATAGAAGAGGTTATATACTATAAAGAAAAAGGAATTAGAAATGGTAAATTTGAACTTGATATAAAATTAAGATTACCAATATAGTTTTTTACTGTTATGGTCATACTGACAAACAATAATCCGTATGACCATAACAGTTAGGAAATATATAGTATAAATAGAATAAAATAGATTAAATGTTAAAAATATGTTAAAAGACTAAAGGACATGCAATTTTTAACCAGTGATTTGCATACACTATATCAAGTGTATTTGATAAGTGAAACGTTCTAAACTTGTTTAGATATTTAATACACGATTTACGATATGGTTAGTGTCCATAGGGGAGTATATGCTTCTACGTATGTACTCCCTTTTTATATAATTTTACATAGATTTCAATTCCATGATTTGCTAAATTCCTTATCTTTAAACAATGATGCTAATCCTGTTATTTGTTTTAATCTTAGTATTTCATCTAAATCCATTCCTATGTTTTTAGCTATCCAAGCATCTGACATTCCGCTTTCAACTAATTCTGATATTATATTTGACATTAATTCTATTTACTCTTCCAACTAATTTTGCCCATGTGTTAGGCTCTATAACTTTATATATTTTTAAACTGTTTACCGCGCAATCATTAAACTGGCTTGCAACTCTCATTTGTTCAATGCTTAATCTCTCTAACACTTCTAAAAAAAGAACGTATATTCTTCGTTTAATTTATCTATTTCTTTTTTAATATTTTTAATATTAATCATCCTATTGTCTATTTCAATCCTAATATCTTTTGATAATTGTTTAAGTTCTTCTGATGACATATTTTTAAAATCAAACATACTATTTCCCCTTTTCTATTACTATTTTATTATCTATTAATTTAATAATAACATTTCTATCTTCTTCTGTTATACCTAATGATTTTACCCAAGATGTAGGAATAGTAACTCTATTTGTTATAGCATTGCCTCTTGCAGTGCCTCCACTTTTTGCAAACTGCATTTTTGCTTTTCTTTGATTATACTTAGGAATAGCTAAAAATCCCCATTCAAACATATATCTTCTTCCTGCTCTATCATACTCGTAGCTTTCTACTTCTGGATATACATCTATATATTTACAAAGAAAATCATAATTTTCTTCTGAAAAATCATCAAATGAATAAGGTTCAAAATTCATACCATTTTTTCTTAAAAATTCATTTACTTCTCTTAATCCCTCAAAAAAGTTTGAATATTTTTTACCTAATCTATACCATTTATTCATAATAACACCTCCCAAAATTTACATGTTTTCAAATTCCCTTACTAATGACCATATAAATTTAACTTGTTTTTTAGGTTCATATAACAAAGTATTTTCTATCATATAATCTTTTAAACCTCTGAAATTTTCTATAAAGAACTTAGCTTCTTCTTGAACTAATATATTCTTTAATGATGCCTGAGCTATAACATACATATTATCATCTAGCCATGTAGATTTTGCCATTGTATCCATGTCAACACCTTCTATTGCTTTTTCAAATATTTCATTTACTTTTATAATTCTATTTCTTATGTCTTCTGCCCATTTAACTTGTTTTTCAGTTCCTTTAAGCTCTACCATTTCTTTACCTCCTTCTTGAGATAAGAAAGACAAACATAAACTTAATTGAGTCATATAATCAACATCTCCATATTTATTTACTATTTCCCTTGTCATTTTATGAGCTTCTTTCATTAAATTTCTTTTCATCTTCCTTACCTCCTATATCTTTTATTAATTATATTGTAGCACAATTCGAGGCGAATTAAACATATTTTATTAAATTTATTTAAAAAAGTTTTCGACATAAAAAGACTCCCTAAGAAGGAAGTCTTGCAATAAAGCTGGAATATCCAGTATCTTCATTTTTAATTAAACATAAAGCATTATATCTATCTAATTCAGCTAAATCTATTTCGCTATATCCATCTTTCTCGAAGTAAGTAGATAATTCTTTAAATGCTTTTACATCACATCCTTGCAATAATAAATAACTAGACCCAGATGCCAATACACTATTTTTACATTTAGGAGTTAATTGGTCTAAATAATGCAAAGCTAAAGTGGGAGTTAATTGAAATTTTCTACATTCTACCAATATGTTTTGCATAAGCAGTTGGCAATGATAACATTGATGTAATTCATCAAAGAATAATTCTGTGTGTGTACTACAATCTATCTGTTTACTAATCCAAACTTTATTTAAAAAGTATGTGGCAATTACATTTCTAATCATTCTGCTTTTAAAATACTGTTCAGGTATTTTTATCAGAATTACTTTATTCTGCTTCATAACTTCTACAAAATTAATATTATTATCAGCTTCTTTATTAAATGCTAGTTTTGTATATAAATTAGTTTTTAACCAGCTAACACGGTCCAGTATTCCATCTATCTTACTATCATAATTCTCTACTCTACCTTTGCTATCTATTTTGTCTAGATCCTTTAAATCTTCTATTTCTTCTATTAAAATATCTGGTACATTCTTTATTAACTCTAATCTTTTATCTGGATATTTCAATACATTAATAATGTCTTTAAAACTAGCATTTACATTCTTATAATAAACTACTGTAGCTGCTGCATAAAAATATCTAAGCATTCTTGGTGTAAGTTTACTATTGTCATCATTTATACTGTCTAATAATAATTGCATTTGTTCAGCTTTCTGCATAGCTATATTAACCTTATAGTATATGTCATCATCTTCATTAAATATTAACTCATTGAAGTTAAATGATTGAACTTGCTTAGGATCATTGAAATTAATTTCTACTAATTTATCCTTTGAAGTTATTTTCTTTATATTATCTGATAGCTGACATTTATCTATATAATCTATTACTACTAATCCTCTACCAGCTTTTATAATATCACTTGCCATATTTTGCATATAATAAGATTTACCACTACCCATACTTCCAAGTAATACTCTTCCTAGTCTTTTCATTTGCTCATCCATGGAGTAGTATACCTCTTGTTTATTTTCTTTATTCTTTACAGTTCCAATCCTTATTTCTCCATCTTCTAAACACTTAGGGGCTTTCAACTCTAGGCACTTATTATGTTCAATCATCTTAAATTGATCTATAACCTCTAGACTAGGCATACTTATAAAATTACTGCTTTCTTCAATTGTAGTTTTATTAATATTCACATGATTTATGATTGTCTTTTTTATATCAATGTTTTTAGTAATTTCATTAATGATTAACTCATTATCATCTGAAATTATCTTGAAAGTATTAGAAAAGGCGTTAGAAAGTTCAATTTCTCTTGATTTCTCACTAGATTTGGTTAAAATTATACTCTGATTTTTACAAATTGCCTTCTTACCCTTTCTTTTAGTGCTATGAGAGATTTCACATTGTAAAGGATTAAGTATAAGCTGATTATTTTGTGGTACGTTTAAAATACAATTTAAGAGGTCGTTTATGAGTGAGATAAAATTTTTTAATGCTATTACAGATAAATCTGTAATATTTTTTGACTTTTTTAGATTTTCTCCATTTTTGTATCTTTGAATTGCTCTTGGATAGGTATTAGATCTAAAATAGTTGGATTCTTTTTCGCTAGTCGGTATAAAATTATATAATATTCCCACCATTTCATTTTCTTCCAATATAGATGTAATCGTCATGTTGCTATTGAGTAAGTCATTATTTCTTTTATCAACCGCAAGAGATAATGACTCATCATATTTATAATGCAAATCAAATTTACTGCAGCTATTAATATCCATTGGAATATTATCCACTTCTTCAATCTCTATATTTTTCCAAACCTCTTGAAATTTTATTTTAAATTGATTTAGATATGATTTAGGAATTATAAAATAAAATTGGACCTTTCCTTTTGTAATATGAATATAAAAGGATACTTTGGGCTTTTGAACGATAATTAACTTTTTACTAGCTTGATTTATATATTTATTAGACTGCTTAAACATTTTATTAATTAGAGATGCTATTTGTTCAGTATTATTATTTTTGTTGCTCTTTGTAGGAACTAATCTGATAATTGAATATTCGCATTTTCTATATTCGTAATAATCACTTAATTTCATACTTTTAGGTTTACTAGGAATTATATTAAGCATGGCATAACACCTTACTTAATATGTTGATTATGATATATATAGCAGGACACATTAATCCTACTCTCTTTCCTTTTTCCCAACCAAATATATATAAAACTAAAGCTATCAATCCGGCTACTACTAGCCAATCATAGCAAACGATACTTAAAGTTTCTAAGCACTCAACTGTAAATTTGCCTAAAAAAGCATTTAATTTATCCATATAAATACCTCCTTAAAATTTAACCATACTAAATAATCTTGGATAAATGTTTAATACAATATAAAAAACAAAATATTGTATTCCTTCTCCAAATGCCTGTTTTAAATTAGCTCCTGCTAACATTTCATTTGTCATACATAGTATACCTTTGCCTAGGCATCCATATTTAGCGAATACAAGGACCATGTGAATTATTTCATAGGCTACATCTCCTAATCCCATATCATTATTTTGGGCGAATATAGGTTTTGGAATAGAAATAGCCAATAAAAATACTAATCTAGCATACTCTTTTTTATTCTTCTTTAAGTTTCCTATAAATTTATCTATGGCATTTATATCGTATTTATCTTTGTGTAAAAATTCACTTATAGTATAAGTTTCCATACATAAACCTCCTTAAATTGTAAATAATAAGATTACACAAAATCGCAAGTAGGTGAATTATAATGAGTGAAGCTATATTTTGGTTTGGGTGTGTTATTGCTCTAGATATAATAGAAAAAATTCTATTTTAACATAATAAAAAAGCCTGAGATATCCGTTCTCGGCTTTTTCTTTTGTTTACTCTTCTTTATTTATTTCTTTATACATCTTTTCTCTAAGCACATTCTTTATATAATTTGATTTCCCATATTCTTTAAATTTGACTTCTAGCCAATCTAAGAGCATCTTATCATCTAGTGTTTGTGTTTTGAAGCTTATATTGATTATAGTTGGTTTTTCTTTTGCCATAATCTCACCTCACTAATTTTTATTCAATTATTACCTAAAAAATGTATAATTTATATATTATTTATTTTTTCTTGAAATCCTCTATTTATTTTCTTTGTATAAATATATGTAATTTTTATATAAGTGTTACATAAAATTAATAAAAAATTATTTAAAATTTATATAAATTTATGCAATTTTTATATAACTCTTGCATATATATTACTATAAAAGAAAAAGGGGGATATGAAAATGAAAGAAATGTTAGAAAAAACTAGCATGGAAATGTTAAAAGAATACTTCTATGATGCAAGAGGATATTATCCAGGAGATGAATTTACTAAGGAAGAACTTGTAAATATAATATTAAAAGACATGGAGGGTAAATAAATGAATAATTTTCAAGTTAGTTGGATAAATAATGAAGGTTTAGAACTATATAGTGGTTGGACTGATTATGTAAGTGCAATTAATCTATTTAGAGAAATTTGTAAAGAAAAAGTTGATATTGACCAAGTAGAAGCAAGATTTTGGGGAGAAAATGATATTCTTCTAAAGAGATACAATAATATAGAAAATAAATATTATAGTTGTTAATAATAAAAGAGCCAAGGGAAATTACTTCTCTTGGTTCTTTTTTATTTCTTTATCTATTAAAAAATTTATGTAATTACTTACTGCTCTTCCCTCTTTCATTGCCATTTCTTTTACTTTTTCATATTTATCTTTATCAATATTAACTGTTATTCTAGTCATGTTTTCTTTTAAAGCCATAAAATCACTCCTTTTTATTTCTATTATAGCATAGTGATAGCATTTTAAAAATATTTCAATAAAAATAAATAAAAGTGCTTGCATTATGATAGCAATGGTGCTATTATAATAGTAACAATAAGAAATCAAACAAGACAAGCTCTTTGAAAACTTAATAAAAATCTTATGAGGGCGATTTACCGTCCTAAGTCTGAGGAATAAGATTAAAAAGAATGGGTGTAAACTAATATTCTTCTTATTCACTCGGAAAATCACTTAGTTAATTTATATAAATTGCAGTGAGCGACATAAAACTCATAAATAATCGTATCACTTGAAACTACTTAACTTTAAGTGTTTACATATCATTTAGATAAGGCGCTATCATAAGTACACTGCATAATATATCACTTGATATAAAGGAATACATTGGAATTACTTAAATTAATTTTAGGATTTCATATTAACTAAGTAGTATGTAAATATTATTAAGTCAGTAATTAAGAAATATTTAGGATAATTTCATATTAACTAAGTAGTATGTAAATGAAATGACAGATATTATCATTGTAGAAGAAAAGGACAATTTCATATTAACTAAGTAGTATGTAAATTATATTCAATAAGTATCAAGAAGAAGAATCTAAAATAATTTCATATTAACTAAGTGGTATGTAAATATTGGAGATTATATAGTAGAGAGTTTAGAAGGATATATTTCATATTAACTAAGTGGTATGTAAATTCGACAGGTTATAAGTGCTTAGATGAAAATTTAGGTATTTCATATTAACTAAGTGGTATGTAAATAAGCATATATTTTTAGTAATAGAGGAGTTGGCAAGTTGTTAACTATTAACTATGTGATATGTAAATGATGCATCTGAATATAACTCACATCTTACTTATTTGCGTTAGCTATCAACTAAGTAGTATGTAAATGTATTTTATATTAATAAGGAGGTTTCATTATGATTACAGTAAGAAAAATAAAATTAACAGTAATAGGAACTGACGAAGAAAGAAAACAAGGCTATAAATTCATAAGAGATAGCCAATATGCTCAATATCAAGGACTTAACTTAGCAATGGGAATATTAAGCAGTGCATACTTAGAAAGCAATAGAGACATTAAATCTGATACATTCAAGAATGCACAAAAGAGTTTAACCAATAGTAATCCACTTTTCGAAGGAATTGCTTTTGGTACTGGTATTGATACTAAATCATCTATAACGCAAAGAGTAAAGAAAGATTTTAAAACATCATTAAAAAATGGATTAGCTAAAGGGGAAAGAACTATAACAAACTATAAGAGAAATTATCCTCTTATGACACGTGGAAGAGATTTAAAATTCATGTATGAAGGCGATGACATACTAATAAAATGGGTAAATAAAATAATATTCAAAGTTGTCTTAGGAGCAACTAAAAGAAAAGAAAATAGCATAGAGTTGCAACATACATTGCACAAGGTAATAGACAAAGAATATAAGGTAATGCAGTCAAGTTTATGCTTTGATAAAAATAATAACCTAATACTTAACTTAACATTAGATATACCTTATACACCTAAAAAGAACTTTGTAGAAGGTAGAGTATTAGGTGTTGACTTAGGAATTAAATATCCAGCTTATGTATGCTTAAATGATGATACATACAAAAGAGAACATTTAGGAAGTATTAATGACTTTATGAAAGTTAGAGAGCAAATGCAACAAAGAGCAAGAAATTTACAACAGGCTTTAAAACTTACAAAAGGTGGTAAAGGACGTACTAAAAAAACACAAGCACTAAATAGGTTAAAAGACAAAGAAAGAAACTGGGCTAAAACTTATAATCATCAACTATCTAAAAAGATAGTAGATTTTGCAATAAAACATCAATGTGAGTTTATAAACATGGAAAAACTTACAAAGGATGGATTTGGCGATAAATTACTTAGAAATTGGAGTTATTATGAGTTACAAAATATGGTAGAGTATAAAGCTGAAAGAGTTGGAATAACAGTAAGATATATAGACCCAGCTTATACTTCTCAAACTTGTTGCATATGTGGTCATATTGATAAGGATAATAGACAAACTCAAGAAAAATTCAAGTGTACTGAATGTGGATTTGAATTAAACGCTGACCATAATGCAAGTATTAATATAGCTAGAAGTGAAAAATTTATAAAATAAATAAAGGGGTTGTTATTCATGAGCAGATTAAAAAATGTTACGTATATTTATTTTAGTGGAGATGATAAACTTGAAAACTTAAAAAAAGAGGCTGAGATATTTCAAAAAACATTCCCTAATGTTGGTCTTAAATATAAAATAGAAAGGTATTTTAAACATCGTAATCATACTTCATATACAGTTGGAATATATGCTAAAAATCCATCACCAGTTATTGAGTTTTTTATTATGGGATTAAATCCATATACATTATCATTTGAACCAAAATATTGTAAATGATAGTATAGTCTACAAAGAGGAAATTGTCAAATAAAATAGAATTCTAAAATATAAATTATTAAGGGGGATGTTAACATGAATGAAGTAAAAAATAAATCTTATATTGAATGTCCTAAGTGCGGTAAACAAGCATCTATAAAATCTGCATCAAGTATATTCTTTAGTGCAGGGGCTATATTGTGGTTAGCAGGAGGTTGTTTACTTTGGATACCAATTATAGGCTGGATAGGTGCACCACTTGCATTTCTAATAGGAATTGTATTTATAGTACTTGGTATTATATCATCTTTAACTGCTGGGGCAATTGTAGAATGTGAGAACTGTAAAACTAAATACACTCTAACTAAAGAAGAATACAAGAAATATAAAAAGGGTGATACATCTACACAAGAAAAAGAATATAGTTTTACTGATAACATTAAAGAAACTTGGAATAATAGTTCAAATAATCATATATTTATAAACAAAATAGAAAAGTTGGAAAAAAAGATAGAAAATACAACAAATGAAAAGAAAATAGCTAGAATGAAAAAAGAAATAAACAGATTAGAAAAACATATTAAATAATTTCTTTAAAGGGGATGTTAGTATGAATAAAAGAATAACAAGCATATTAGCAGCGAGTATATTAGCAGTAAGTATGGTAGGTTGTAGTGATAATATAAATAAGAAAGACGATACTACAAATAATGTTAAGCAAGAACAACAAATAGAAAAGAAAAACACAAATACAAATAAGGATAAAGTAGATACTAATAAAGAAAGTACAAATAATAAAGAGCAAACCGAAAAAACTAATTCCAATACAGAAAAAAATAATACAACTAAGAAAGTTCAACAAAAGAAAAAGAAAATAACAACCAAAGAGGAAGATGACTATTATGATGAAAATGGTGAATATGTAGGCCCTAAACATAGTTCAATGGATGATAGAAAAAATTCAATATGTGATAACTGTAAACACCCTATTGATGATTGCATATGTGATTTTAATAAAGATGATGAAAGTGATGAAGATGCATGGATTAATGATGATAAACAGGAATTTATCAAATATACTGAAGATGGCAATACTGAATATTATTACAATGGTCACCCAGTAACAGAAGAAGAATATAATGGAAGAAAAGGACAATTTGGAGATTCTGACAGTATAAACGAAAAAATTATAGAACGTAATACACAAACACAACAAGATAATAACCAATCACAACAATACAATGACAAAGATGATGAAGAAATCCTTAAATAAAAATAAAGCTGGTAAGGAAAATAATCCCTACCAGCCTTTTTATTATACTTTCTTTACATATTTTTCAGATGCAGTTATATAAAGTCCACTTTCAAGTTTATACATTTTTGTAGATCCATTCTTAGGTGATACTTCAGCAACCACATCCAATATTTGCCCTTTCTTGACTGTAGTAACTGCTGAAGCATTCCAATCTGCCACTTTACGAACATTTAATTTATCTAAAGTTTGTATTTGGAATTTCTTTGTAGTTGCCTTGGTTTCTTCCTTCTTAGGTTCTGCTTTTTTACCATCTACATAGTTTTTTACATCTTTAATGAAGTGACTGAAGCCATCTGGAGAACATCCATATCCCCAGAATGCAGTACCTGGACAAGTTTTAGCACTTCTTGAAGGATTATATTTGCCTAAATAAGTTCCTCCAGCAGTAAACCAACAATGCGGTCTTATATGAGAAGTGTTAACTGGGATATCAAATCTCTTACACAACTCACCATAAAGATATATTACTGCCTTCTTTTGTGCAGATGTCATTTTATCGTGGCCTTTATCAAAACAACCATATATTTCTATACATATAGCATTTGTGTTCCATTTTCTAATTCCTATTGGAGTAGAATTAAGATTTCTTCCTGTAGTGATTTTGCCGTCTGGAAATACATTGAAGTGCTGAGCTATAAAATGTCCATGCCCGTCACTATCATGCCATGTAGATTTTCCATAACTATCTAATGATTGAGTTCTGCCAAAATGTGGTTCTGCAAATACTTTTTTATCTGTCTTTTCCCAAGTACTGTAGTTAGGTAAGTCCATATGATGTACTTGTAGTTTTGTTATTGTTCTAGTTACCTTTTGTTTATTAAGCCAATTTTTAACATCCTTTTCATTTTCAAGTAAGGTAAAACCACCTTGAGTTTTCATTATTTATCACCTTCTTTATTTTCAATTAAATTTTTAAAAGCTTGATGAAGTCCTACAGAACTTAAACCGCTCAACATTCCTCCTAGTAATACATTTACATTAAAATAGCCTGCTATAAAGTAGTTTAAAACCACTCCTATGCAGGCCATGATTAATGGTATATATTTATTAGGTATAAAATCTAAACTTGTTTTTATTACATATCCTATACAACAACATACTAATATTACTGCAACTACTAAATAATTACTTATAACACTTAAATCTAACATTTATCTCTCTCCTTTATTTTCTAATTCCTTTATTTTTTCTTCAACAACACTCATTCTACTTATAAGATTATTATGCTTATCCACCCTATTACTCAGAATAGATATATCTTCTTTTATATTTTTTATCTGTTCTTGTATTACTGCAGTTGTCTTGTTATTGCTAAAGTAAGAACCTGCTAGGGTTCCAACAAATGCTAGTATTGCAACAATTATTTCTGTATTCATAGACAACACCTCTATTCTAGCTATGTTTGACTCTATCCTTGAGTTCATTCAATTTTGCATCGTTCCAAGTCGTTGTATCACCTACCAAATAGCCTGTAATTCTGCGAATTCTTTTAAATGGAATTGGAACTACCTCATATTTCAAATCAACATAATCGCCATCCAATTTTACAACCAGGCTTTTAATTTGTTGTCCTGGATTTTTCTTTTGAACATAATCTATATATGCCTGTTTCTCTCTTTCATCTAATTCTACTGTACATCCTTGTTCATTCCAGCAATGAAAATCCATAATATCACCCCTTTTTTACATTTAAAAAGGACCTAAAATTAATTAAGTCCTTTAACTTTCTATATTGATTTATAAAGTACAATTATCCCTATTATAGACAGAATACCTATTAATATGCCTATTAAACATAATACTAATGCTATATATAATAAAGCCATGCCAACACTCCTTTTTATTACAAAGTATTAACATGACTTCATTTTTATAAACATATTTCTTACGCAATTGATTCAAATTGTGTAATTTATATTATTTATTATTACAATAATTTCCATTCACTCCAAGCTTCAGCTCCTGCGGCACTTCTTATATATTTTTTCCCCTCACCGCGTATTACATACTCTTGGTAAAAGTTATATATATCAGTATTAGATATTGTATTTGTTAATAATACACCTCTTTTATCCTCAGGAAATCCAGTTTTACTGGTATCTGATATAGCTGTGTACATAACCTTACCTTTTATTAATTCAGAAGGTTTTGTAGTAGATACTATCTCATCAGCAGGTGTGTCATAACAAGTATGTCCGTTTTTACCTAATATATCTTTCCAAGGATACCAACCCTTCTCGTTTATGCTAAATCTCATATATACGTGTCTATCCCCAAAAGCATCATTGGCAGTAGGGATTAATAATTGAAAACATGAATTTGAATCCACATAATTAGTTATTAATAAGGATTTTCCGTCATGAGGAAAATTTCTACCAGCTGTTATTATTGAAGTATATGTTATCATATTGCTATCAAATTCGCTAGGCAATGTGTCATTTGTGATTTGCATTCCTTTAGAAGGAGATGTCATTTGATGATAATTATCAATTTTCGTTATATTAACCCAATCTTTCCAAATACCATTATTATCACATACTCTTTTAAAGACATAATTCGAATTAGATGGTTGCCAAATTTGATATGAAAATTGAACTAGACTTTTTCTATGTGTTTTTAATACACCTGTATGTCCCATAGGGAAATTAGTTTGCCCATCAAATGCTGTCAATGTTGTTTCCTGTATTGAATTAATTGGAAAATTTGTTATAGTAGTATCGTTTTTTATTCCTGTAGATAAATTTTCAAATAAATTCTTATAATCAATTAAATAATTAATTCTGTCACTATTTTTAAATGACACACTCCCTTCAATACTAACTGTAAATCCACCATCTTTTTCAGGGTCATTTGATACTTCTATTATATTTCTTTTTCTAGATAGGCCTTCTTCCGGTGTAACAATTTCTATGCCCTGTTCTTTTACATAGTCTATCGTATCTCTTAGAGTTTGCATAGCGGCGTCTCCAGTGGATGTGTCGGTGAATTGAGTACCATGACTCATAAATATTAACCATCCATTACATTCTTTAACTTTATCTATATATTTTTTATTTCTGTCTAAATTATTGTCAAGACCCTGTCTTTCTATATGAAAAGTATTTAATTTTTGATTATATCCTTTTGTTGTAGATATTACGGCCTCATAATACTTCCTCATTATTTTTCGACCTTCATAACTAGAATTAGCTAATCCTCCCCAAGGTAAGGTTAATATATTAACCTTAGTGTTTAGCATACTTTCTAATTGCTCTTTGCTTTCTTTACATTGTTTTTCTATTAATGCCATATCAGAATTACCCATATTAAAATGGTTAAGTGTATGAGAACTTATCGTATTACCCGCTGCTATAATTTCTTTTACCTGTTCTACATTCATACCTATTTTAGCGTCAGTTAGATAATTTACGCTTATTGCACAATTAAACTTTTCTTTTTTCTCTTTAAATACCTGAAATGTATGAGTATAACTACCTATTCCTCCATCATCATCAATAAAAGTTACTAATGGAGTTGGTTTTTCTATCGCAGTTGTTTTTGTAATTCCATTCATAGTAGGCGCAATATCTTTATATTGTGTATTAAGTGCTTTACCTTGTGCGGCACTCAAAGCAGCAGTAGTTGAGTCACTTTCTAGATTATTTACAACTTCTATTGTACTTCCACCTACAGGTAATTCAGTCCCACTATCTAATTTTGTTCCATCCTCTTTTGCTAAGTATATTTTTCCACCTTCTACTATAGATTTAGCAGGCATTTTATTTACTTTGTCTACATTGTCTTTTGCTACTTTTTCAAGTTTATTTAATTTTGCACTAGAGATTACATCTCCATTTCCCCAATTAGTTTGATTGTAAGTTCCGTCACTATTATAAGTATCAATTGCATCTCCATCTAAACTAAGCATAGATACATCTGCTACAGCACTGTTAACTGTTGCTATGTCACCTTCTTCAAACAATGGTTTTAGAATATGTACTGCACCTTTTATTATTGGAAGTGATCTTATACTTTCTTGACTTTCATTAAGAAGTCTTAGTTGTAAATCATAATCTCCTAATTCAGTATCTTCATCTATTAATTGTCCCTCTATTACAAATACAACTTTACCATCGTCAGTAGCTTGTATTGGGAATTCCTTTTTCACCTCTGCATTTTTATACCACTTAACTTGTGCATAGGATGCTTTATATTTCACTAGTAAGTTACTTAAATCATCTGACTTATATCTGTATTTATTATCTACAATTTCTATTAACAATTTAATATTTCTATCATTCTTATATAGAAATATTTCTTCATCTAATTTGGCTGTATTCTTTGAAACTGTCAACTTACAATCGGTTGTGATGTAATCATTATTAGCCATTTCAAACACCTTCCTTTCAAAATAAAAAAGAGAACTAAAAATTTAATTTTAATTCTCTGCTTATTTATCTATTTTATCTGTGGATTTTAATTCTTCATTTTCTTTTTTAAGTTTATCTATTTGTTGCTTATATATTTCACATTGAGCTTGAAATAGTACTTTTTGATGATTAGCTTGTGCCAATTCTTGTTTATATATTTCAGTTATTATATTTATTGCATCCATTCAATCACCTCCTATTCTGTATAAGTTACTTTCATTGTTACACTGCCGCTACATACTGCATAACTACTAGCATTATAAGCTGATTGAATACCGAATCCTTTTATAGTACCACCTGAAAGTGCATTAAGTATAGTACTATTAGTTATAGTTAACTTTCCACTATTACCAACTGCTATACTAACACTTCCACAACTTGAACCGTATGAAGGTTTCCCACTTGGTCTACTTGCATAGTTATGAGTCTTAACTACTATAGGTACTGCTGCATGAACACCACCAGATATTCTCTTAATAGTAAGTTCAATCTTAGTGATATTTTTTTCTTTGAATCGATTGAATTGAGTACCAAAGAACCAACATCCATTACAATCTCCGTAGCCATAATCACCTTGTCTTGCAGTATTATCTTGTTTCCAGTTATTATATACAGAACTTCTATAAGTGTCCCCACTATTAGATTTTATAGTAATTACTTTTGTAGTTGATGTAGTAGGGGCTTTGTCTGGGTCTGTAGTTTGATTACCTCCAGCAAATGTTGCTTTTGCGTGTTGTATAATTTGTCCTGGTAATGTTTGAGCGGTATTTGCAGTTAAACCACCGCAGTGAGCTGCATTGGCTATTGTTATAAATGCACCACTAGTAGTTTGAAATCCGTATTCACTACATACACCGGCGGAACTCGCATCGTGTATTCTTGCACAGGCACTACCTCTGTACCCTATTTCACAGTTAACTAATGTAGTATTTTTAATATACATTGAGGCAAAGGCATCCCCGATATAACCTACAATATTACTTTGCCCATCACTGTGTTTATTATCACTACCATAAACTTTAACGCTGTATGTATTGAGTGAACTACTTTCCTGCGATATAATACTACCAGTTCTACCAGCTACTGCACAACCTGTGTCGGGGTGGACAACACCGATTTGTCCTTCTTCGGTACCTGGCCAGCCACCATATACCCATAATTTGGCACTACTCATATAGTTTCTAATGTATCCGTATAATGTGTGCCCATCTAAATAAAGTCTTATTTGTCCACTAGTATAATTTTGGAAGTCAGCATTTTCGGTTATATCCCCACGCATCCATATATTTATTCGTTTACCATTAAGAAATTTAGGTAAGGCATCTATTACTCCTCCCATTGTTTTATATACTGCACCTTCTGTTAATTCAACATCATCACTACCTGATGAAGGGTCTATTTCAATTTGTATATCGTCATCCAGTGTGCTTGGATATTGTGCATTATTTATTTTATTGGCGGTGATTGTATCAGCAGTTAATTCACCTTCAACTGAGAAACTATCTCCTACAACTTCACTACCTTTTATTTGTGCTCCAACAATATTTCCTTCACTATCTACACTAAAAGTATTACCTTGATTCCTAAAAGTACTACCTATAATAGTTGCTCCTGTAATAGTTTTACCATCAATAGCCCCATCAACTATCATATCACCATCTACTTTTACTTGTTTTGTTATTATATTTAATGCATCTTGTGTTAGTTGCATTGAACTTGTACTATTACCTCTAACCCACCAAGAAAATCTATCAGATAATTGTTGATATTGTGTTTCAGCAGCTTTAATTACAGAACTTTTAGTAATAGCTGCTACAGGTATAGTTTTGTTTACAGTTGTTTTTCCTTCAATATTAATAGTTACGTGTATTTCTCCCGCATTACCTGTTACTGTAAGGAGAGTGATTGTTTTATAATCACTCTCTAATTTTGCAGTACAGTTAGTAGTGTCGGTTATAGTTACTTTATATTGACCAGTAGTTGGTGTACTATCAACTGCGACTAATTGAGTAGTTCCATTATAGATGTTAATTTGAGTATTATTACTAGTTTCTCCTACAACTGTTTTATTAATTGTTGTAGTAAATTGGTTACTATATATCGTAGTACTCGTAGCTGGTCTATCGACTTTTGTTGTGAATAAATTACTGTATATTTCACTCATAAAAAATCACCACCTATCTCAACGTACCATTGCTTACTGTTAATGTTACACTTCTTGATACTCCATCTTGTGTTGTGGCAGTTATTACAACACTACCATTAGCCCCTGCATAAGTAGTACATAATCCACTATGAACCCACACTAATTTACTATCACTAGATGACCATGTTAATGATTTATTAATACAATTATCATTAAAAGTAGGTCTTACCATACAGTTGTGAGAATTATCATTCCAATCCATAGCAGTTAAAGAGAAGTCGTTAGAATTTAATACTAGATTATCAGTACTCAATGGATAATATTTAACCCAATCAACATATTGTGTTATTTCAGTTGTATCACTATCTGGAGTACCGCCACTAGCACCAATCGCTTGGTTAAGTAAAATAAAGTGTGGTATATGGAATGCTCTGTTATCAGTAGCACTTGTTCTTGATAATTCATTTCCATCAATAGAGAAAATCAAACTACCATCTGTATTCCATTGCATTGCAAATTCATGCCAATCGCCAGTAGGATAATTATTGTACCATACACGTCCACTTTCCTCTTTTTCATTGAAGAACGTACCACAAGTTAATTTTCCATTATAGAATTCCATGACGTCAAACTCACCACAATAAGCCCACCATTCACCTAATGTATCAGGACTACCATTTTCCTTATATCCAAATTCAAAACTATCACCTAAAGTCCAAAACGCACCGAATGCTCCATTATAATTACATGCTCTAACTCTAGCAACTATCTTACCATACATGAAAGCAAAATGTTTTTTTGAAATAATAGAAGCAGATGTCCAAGAACCATCACTTGCTTTTTTACCTCTTAAAGCTAATATTCCGTCGTTAACTTCAGCATTTGTATTTGTATATTTTTGAGTTTCACCATTTCTTACATATCCTAATTCATATGACCACTTACGTGAATCTATTGTGCCACTTGAGAAGTCATCAACAACGTATGCTCCATCACTATCTAATAATTCACTTGGTGTAGTTGTACCACCACTACTTGATTTAGTTAGTGTTCCAGTTACTTGCGTATTATCACTTGTACCACATATTCTAATATATGAAGCACTTGCTGGAACATTAATTGTTGTTGATAATGAACCAACTGACCAGTCTGGAGTATTGTTTTCTATAAATCCTCCTGAATCATTACCTAAATAAGTATCACTACTATTATAGAAACATACACAAACATAACTTACAGGATTTAAATCAAGTGTATATTTTCCAGATGGAGTTACTGCTATTTTATCCACTGTACTATAATATTTTGTATCTGTAGTATCAGTAACTACGCCGTTATCCAATTTTTTATATTGAGTAAAAGTTAATCCACTGTTATCCACTAATGTAACTGTGAATACATTACTTGTCTTAGTTGTACCCTTAGCAGTTGTAACTCTTATAGCCATCTTGTATGTTCCAGCATTCGCTTTATCATCATGTAAAAACTTATGGTTATTCCCACTAGAGGTAACTTCACTAGTTTTATCGTAGAATGTATGTCCACCATCCCATGATACTTCATGTTTTGTTACTGGTATATTTGTGGAATATTCTATATAGAATGGTGTTTTAGTATTTTGTGTTATATTTGATATATTACTTATAGTTAGTGTTTCAGTAGTATCACCACCTCCAGTGCCTCCACCACCAGTAGATTCCGTATATACACATTTTAATTTACAGTTACTATATGTCCCATTACTCCAACTACTAACATTGAAAACAGCTGTAGTGTTAGTAAATGAAGTAGCACTAGTGTACGAATTACCTCCATCTTTACTAATTAATATATCTGTAATATTGGTAGCGTCCGTTGTAAAATTAACTGTTAATGTATCTTCAGTTGTACTGGGGTTACTTGTTACTGTTATACTTGCCATTTTATTACCTCCTTTAATCACAAGTAGTTACAAGACACTCTTTACTAAGTATTATAGTATAGCCATCCAAATTCTGAATTGACTCTTTTATTTGATTTAATCCCTCTTTTGTTGCATATGTATCACTAACTGTCATCTTGAACCCATCTAAAGACTGCTCTAATTTTGACTGTTTACTAGTTACATCATTTACATTGGTTTCTAATTTTCCTATTGTAGTTGTATGTTTATCCACAGTGTCTTTTGTACTATTATATTCATCCTTTAATTGTGTTACAGTTCCGTCCGTCTTAGTTATAGTTGTATTACTAATAAGACTGGATATTTGACCTTGAGCAACACTGATATTAGTTGTATTAGTAGTTACTTGTTCAATAACACTGCTTAAGTCTCCATCTACAGTAATATTCTTAATTGTATCAACTGTCTTTTTAAGCTGATTGAATGATACATCTAATGTCTGTTCAGTATCATCAAATTTTATATGACTCGCTTTTATGGTATTAGTATTATTATTTATACTACTAATAACACTACTTATATCCAATTTACTACCAGCGATATTAGCATTATCATTAACCATGGCATCTACTATTAATCCATTAGCTACTGCACCGGATTTAATACCTTTTTCATCTATTAATACACCTGTGCCAGTAGCATCAAATAAGCTGAATGTAAAATTACCTGTGGCATCTTTTCCTATTTGAATACGTACATTGCCTTTGTCATCTTTAAATTGTTGAAGATTGCCTTGCAATAACATACTTCCATCTTTTGATTGTATTTGCACATTATTTGTATTAAGAATACCTGTATTAATCTTATTGGCACTAACAGTATCAATCATTGCGTCCTTTATTAATGCATTAGCTATAGTTACTTTATCACTTGTTAATACTAAAGAGTGGATATTATCCATAGTTAAGTTTCCGCCTATTAACGTTTGTATCTGTGCTACTGTAGCTTTTAAGTTAGTGATAGTCGCATTAATAGCATCTAAATCTCCAACATTTAAATTATCTATTTTAGCATTAACTGCCGTAAAATTTTTAGTAGTAAGGTCTTTGAACTCACCATAGTCAGCTTTTATCTTTTGTGCTTCCAACTCTACTACTTTTAGTTTGGGTACGCTTTCTCCATCTAATAATAAATTACCTTCATCATCTATATATAGCCATGGAGCCTTTCCATCTTTTGTAAGTGTCTCTAACAGTTCTTGTAGATTTTGTGGAATTTTAGTATCAGGGTCAGTTTGTAATGCTTTTGTTTCAGGGTCACCACATAAATCAGTTATAGTTTGTTTAGCAGTTTCCATGTTGTTAGTTGCGTCTTGTAGTTCTGCACTCATCTCCTCTGTCATTTCTTCTGTACTTAATGCTTGCATTAATACACCAACAATTCTATCCATAGCCTCATTATAATCTTCTCCGGCTTGTTGAATATCACCTATTTTGGGATCCTCACATTCTTCGTCTTCTATACCTTCAACTTGCACATCAATTCTATCTTGGTCATCTTCTACAGTGTCAGGTACTTCATAATACGTATCATCTTCTGTAGTATCGTCAGAAGCAGCTACAGTAGCTACTTCTGGTTCCTCTGCAAATTCTTCCATATCCTCATCTAGTGTTGGCCATATAATTATCTCACCGTCATCATCATATACGGGTCTGTCTACACGCTCTTGTCCATCACCTATCATATATTCACCTCCTATCCTATCATAAATCTGCCTACAAATAATATATTTTTACTCGCAAGGTTTTTTACTTTCACTTTCCTAAATACGCCACTTGATAATCCATTAGTACATTCAAGTGCCACATAATCTCCAGCTTTATCTTTTTCTATTACTATGGCAGTATGTGATATCGCCATGAATTCACCATTATTTTTACTGTCAGCGTCCATGAATATTATATCTCCAATTGCTAGATTCTTAAATGTTTCTAAATCTGCTACATCTACTACCCAGTTTTTCTGTACAAAATATTTTCCTATATTAGCTTCATTTCTAGTACTTGGTATAGCCCAGCTAACACTATTATTTCTATTATTATCAGTCTTTTTCTCGTTACCAAAAGGAGATTTTTCATAAGTCCAACCTGTTAATACGTAGTTAAGAAAACAGCTATCATCTATTTGATATTTATTGTTGACCTTCCATTTACTAATGTTTTCGGATGGATTCTTGAAATCTGCGGGAGTTGTACTATTATAACTGAACTTACTATTATTATTATAGTAACTATTAGCAATTTTAACTAGATCAGCTGAATATTTAAATAATGGTTGTGCATAATTAGTGCCTTTTTTCTTAGCTCCAACACTTCCTAAATACGGCTTGTCACTTATTGTAGTGTCGGGATTATAATACACAGATACAATATAAGTAGTACCTACTTTAGGTAATAGTACTCCATTCTTACAGTCCACACCTTCTAGGTATACTGTGCCAGGTTGTATTAGCTTGAATCCTTTTGCAGTAGTGAATACAATACGTGCATAGTAACTATCATTGTAATTTGTTGATGAAGTTGCCGGCACTCTAAATTGTAATTTTGTTAGTGGTTTATTATAAGAGTATACACGTTGACTGTCTAACATTTTATTACTTGTAACACTGTCGCTCTCCCATTCTGCTCCCTCACCAAAGTATAATATCTTTTTCTTATACTCTTTATAATAAGTCTGAGTAGATGTTTTATCCTTCATTCTATACCCGTCGGTAGTTAAGCTGCTAAGCCAGTAATATTTATCAGTGGTATCACACATATCCTTTGGTTTTCTTAAGAATATTACGTATTTTGTTTTATTGCAGTAATCCAACATCATATTATTAAGTGAGTCTATTGCTTCATTCATTTGTTTGTAGTTGCCTGATTGAGAACTTCTTAAACGAGCTTCCTCACATACAAATATAGGCTTTTTAGGGTATTTCTTTAGTAAGGCTTTTATAAGAGATTTATAATCTTCCACAACGTTATCCACATTATCCCCTAGTGCAGGAACTCCAAATGCTAGCATTACATGACTGACAGTCTTAGGATATGGAGTTTTGTCAGTAACTCCATTGACAGTGATATTAGTAATAAGTTTTCCACCTTCTACAAAGTCTTTAGGAGCTGCACTGTTAAGTCCTTTAAATGTAACTTCATAAGTTGAACCATCTGGGTCGTCTACTATGTCTTTTGGTGGTGTTGGCTTAGTAGCTGATTGGTTTTTAACTTTGGCTTCCTTGTCCGCCCTTGCTAAGTCCCAAGGTCTAAGTATTATGCCATGTGTATACCAGTGAGTCATACTACCTCTTGAACTATATGTTATACTCATGTCTTCATATCTTATAGCTCTAGGCCATTTATAAGGTGCACTAGCATGAGCTATCATACGTTTACCATTTACTTTTCCGCAATATACTACTACGTGATGTGTGCCACCACTAGCATATTTAGAGGAACCTCCAGACTTTGATGCCCAACTAACGGTTACACTTGATGGAACTGTGGCATTACTTAACATTATTAAATCCCCAGGTAGTAATTCATTAATTGTTGTACTTGTTAGTTTCTTTAATGTATAGCCACTGTATTTACAAGCACTTTTAACTAAAGTCCCATATGAACAGTTGGCTCCACCATATTTGGCAGTTACACTTCTAAGACCTGCATATAAGTAAGCACATGAACTAAGAGAAGAACACACATAACAGTATGGATTTTTAATACCATTTATAGTTCCACTTACTCTATGTCTTTTACTATCATCATAAATACAAGCTCCTGCATAATATGTAGCTTTTTTATACTTTTGATGTAATTCTGCTATCTCTCTAGCTTTATTTACTATTTTCTTTCTTACATTTTCTGCAACGCCTTTTTTAGTAGTAGTGTTATCACTTATGCTCCATGTAGGTGCATTTTTAACACTTGCTGCTCTAGTCATTGAAGACTCTGTAGATACGGCAGTAGCTTCGGCACTCTTATTTGATGTGCCTGGTTTTATTGCTCCATAACCTCTTTTTTTACCTTTTTCATCAATACAATATGGCAATTGACCGTCTACTACCTTATACCATCTAAGGTAACATTCAATATTAGTAGCAGTTCCGGCGTGTTTATTTTCTACATACCATTTTCTACCACCGGCCCATGCAGCAGTACCTTTCTCTAATTCTTTGAAATATAAAGATTGTACTTTTGAACTTTGCACTGTATATCCATATTTATTGACCCAAGATAAACCATTTTTCATTGCAACGTATCTACATATCAATAAATCACATCCATATAGACCGAAGTTATAACCAACCAAGGCTGCAAATATGTTCCATTTAAAACGTTTTAATGATTTTCTAAGTTCATTACAACCAAACATTATTTGATTACATATAGCTCTATCTACTTTTTCACCATTTATTATTTTAGTTCCACAAGATTTAGGCTTCATATTAGAATAAGATGGAGTAAAGTACTCAACTTTACCATCTAAGTATTTTATTTTCATCTTCTTATTGAAATAAGTACCTCTCTCACACTGCATAAGTCCATATCCACCTGTTGAGTCTTTGGTAGCATCATATGGATTAGCACTAGACTCAGCGTATATCATCGCATAAACTAGTTGAGGGTCAAGTCCAAACTTTTTACTATAATATTCAACTGGCGCATATATTTTCCAATGATTAGATTTACTTCTCATATTTTTTAAATCGCTATATTTATCACTCCATTTACCTAGTCCAAATCCTGCATAATAATCTACGGCTGCTTTGTATTGTTTTGCAGTTTTACTACTATCTTCTTTTTTATCAGGTTGTGGTTGAGTAGTAGGTGTTTTACCTTTTATTTCTCCACATTTGTATTTTATACAGTCATGAATTCTACTATCTCCTATCCATAATCCATTGTCTATTTTCTTTATATTTATTGCTCTATAATCTTCTGTGTCCTCACTTATTTTACTTGTATCATCTCCAGGTTTTACTGGGTCAGGTACTACTTTATCTGTATATTGTTTAATAAGTTTATCAATTAATTTTTTATCCACTCCTAATTGATTTAGATAATTTCTAATAGCAAGTAAATCACTAGCGGTTAATTTACCATGTTTCTTTATAATGTCTACAACATCATTAACTATGTCATCTTTATTTAAAGATTTCATTTTGCTACGTATTTCCTTGTAGTTACCTAGTGTTACACTGTTCTTAGTTCTATCTGTAAAACTAATTTCAAACTTTGTAATACGTGCCTCTAATTGAATTGGTGGGTTGAATTTTCTACTCACAACATAGTTAGTATCACCGACATCAATCTCCTCATAATCTCTTTCATTCATATATATAGGAATTTCATAACTAAATTTAGTCTTGTTTAATTCCTTTAATTTGACATACCCTTCGTGTATTAATGTGTATATATCATCAGCATCACTTTTGTATTTCATTAATACGTATTTGCCACCATTATTAAGCATTTCATGTGCTTTCTCATCGAAAATGTAGTTCTGACCAAGGGGTTTATCCGTTGGATCTCCTTGTTCTTTTTCCCATTTTACATTACTAATAGTAAGTCCATTTTTTCCTATTGGTATAATACCACTGCAAAAGTTTGTAATATCTCCAGTACGTTTCATGCCATAACTATTTCTATCACTTTCAAAACGTTTATATCTTTTAGTGCCACGCTCTCCACTTGCAAAACAGTCTACATAAAAATTAAATTTACCACGTTTTATATCCACTGGAACTGTTCTAAATTGCCACTCACACTCGTATAAAATTGAAGTAGCATTCTGTATTACTGAATATACACTAGTAACCTCTGTAGCTTCTACCCTAAAGGCTTCCTGGTCTAATGAAGGGCTTACATAACCTACCTTGTAATTAGTATCCATTAATATAGTTTCCAATAGTTTTGTTGCATTCCCGTCTGCCACAAATTTATCTACATAACTATTGTATAATTCAATTCCTATAAACTCCGCATAAACTGTAATAGTTACGTCGTCTATATGTTCAATACTAGTTGTTTTCTTAATTTGCATCAATTTGAAATTATCTTGCCAATAAAATCCAATGTAATTACCTTCTAAAAATATTGGTTGGTCTTGATAACTTACTTTAAAAGAGGCAGTGTAAGTTTCTGCCCCCGTTAAAAGTTCACTGGTATATGTATCATCGTATACTTTTATACTAATTGTGTTTATGGTATTTATAATTTTTATCAGTTTTTTCGTGTTGTCTAAAATATATAAGTTTTTATTCATACATATACCTCCTATTCGCTGGTTAAATTCAAATCTTGGGATGGTGTACTTCTGTCCTCATCAACCACACCTAACCATTTTTCCCTTATTAATACTCCGATACTGGCAGTAGTGTCGTCGCTAAATACTTGTAATGTTGTTTCGCCTTCATCTACAGTAAAGTATGAACTACCGATATCTACTAAATCATTTCTCAGCTCATTGTTTAAATAGCAATCACCATTCTCAAAATCCAAGTCTAATTTATCACCTGCTTCAAAGTATTTTATATTAGAAATCTCCTCACTCTCCGGATTCAATTCATATACTCTTATATCACTAATACCGACTCCACAAGCATTTTCTAACTTATCTGCCATTGTTCCTAGATATATAGCTAAGTAACTTAATGGTTCGGTAGAGTATTCACTGCTACGTTTGTTATTGGCTGATATAGACTGAGTAAACGTTCCATTATCATTCTTTTGTACTTGTGCACTATATACATAGTTTTTACCTGTTTTCTTCCTTGTCAATGTGAAGTAAGCATTGGCATCATTCCAACTACCATGTTGACCACTCATGTAATGATTAGTAACAGTTTTACCTGAGGAATCAACAGTTTTATCTGTCTTTTCTTTTGGTTTATCGTTACTTGTGATTAATATGGATTTCTTACTTACACTCACCTCAGCTTGATTATATTCAAAGTATTGATTAATATCACCTAAATACAATCTAAATATTTGAGTACCATTAATATCAAATCCATATACCTCAGCTATCCCAGTCTTGTGGTCTGCATATGCTGGGTCATCACTATAATCAACACTATTATCCATTGCTGCTGCACCCTTAAGGTTATCTACATTTATATAACCATAATGTTTTTTCCCGTTTTTATCCTTCCAAGGTTTATATATTCTATAGTATGTTATTGTTTGAGAAGCGCTATTAGAATCCTTTGGTTTATATGTATATGCTCTTTGAATTATTCTAAGTTTTGTCCCGTATGGTATAGTGCATTCTACCTTACTGCCTGGGTTAGGTTTTGTATATACAACACCACTGCCACCTGTTAGTGTTTTATCTGGTGTTAACCACATATTAGCCACTGTAAATTCCTTTACAACACTTTTAGAATTGTCCTTTACTTGTTTTTTTATATATTTTGCAGATACATAATAGGTCTTAGTTTTGTATTTTATCTTTGCCCAACCATTCTGTATAGTAACATCTGTTAATTTTGTTCCTTTTGGAATAATACCTTGGGATTTCCCCTTTGTACTTGGTTGAGTTCTGTAATTAACACCGTTGGCAGTTACTTCATAGTAATAAACTTTGCCACCCTCAATTACCTTCTCTTTAACTTTTTCCTGCTCACTTAAAATATTGTTTGGGTCACCGTTCTTACCACTTGACCTACATTGCATTCTAACCATTACTTTAAAATCATCAATATTTTTACTTAATGCAATACGTGCACACGCACCTTTTATTTTCTCTGTGCTACTACTACCTAGTTCACTAAGTATAAAACTCTCACCACCAGAAGATATAGTAAAAGAACCACCTGTGCCACGACCAGAATTAATATTAGCACCACTTTGAATTAATGTACCTACGCTCGTACAAGGGTCATGTAATATTAATGTTTGTTCACTCTTTGTTGTGCTTAATTGTAGTTGTGGATAATCACCTACTAATATTTTTTCTCCAGTTTTATTATTTTGTACCTGTGCAAAATGTGCATCTGCTCCAAAGCCTATACTTACATATGGTAGAGTTGCTAATTCACCATTGTTCTCAACTACTACAGTCTGTTGTCCATCCTCAGCATTGTAAGCATGTACATTATCACTATAGCTATATGGTGTGTGGCATATAAGTTCAATGTCAGCATAACCACTCATACTATTCTTTTTCTTTACCTTTAATGCACCTTTTAACATACCATAAATTGTAATATTCTCACAAAATTTTATTGGCACTTCCTGTTTGGTACTTAGTATATCGTGTAAACATTGTACACGAGTTCTATATTCCTCCTCACTAGCTCCTATTACTGCAAGGGATATAGGAATAGTTACAGGATCATATTTTGCCCCGTCAAATATTTCTCCATCCCTGCTGCTAACATTTATGGTATCGATAGATTTTTCCGGTATGTAAGGTTTTTCTATACTAGTTACTATTGCTAAATCATTTATTTGCGAACCATTAAAATTAAAATAATTATACATAATCCTTATCACCTCTAAATCTATCTTGTTGGTTTTGTAAGTAATCATTTGTGTCTTGTACTGATTTAGCCACCTTTTGCCCTACCACTACTTTGTCCATTATAATTGGAGTGTTAGTATCTTGTAATGCTTTTCTATATTGTTTACCCATCTCTTTATAATCAAATTCTTGTTTACTATCTTGTATTGCTTGTGCCATACTTTTTATTGCATATAATAAACTACTATCTGTGTTGTTTTCACTATTTATATTAATACCGGCAGTACTCATATTAACTTGACCTAGAAATTTATTTGTATCTATCGCAGTTACCAAGCTGCTAGCATAATCTTTAATAGCCTTTATAGTTTGCCCCGCATTTGCTTCGATACCAACAGTCACGCCTTTAGGAATCATTTTACCTATTTCATCTCTAAATATTCTTGAAGGTGAGTGTATTCCTAAAGCTCCTTTTGCTGCATTTAAGGCTCTACTTGCTATATTTTGCATTGTACTAAATAAGCTGCCGGCAGCGCTTGTAATACCACTTATAATACCATGTATGATATTACTTCCTATACTTACCATTCTGCTAGGTAAACTGCTAATACCATTTATAATATTGTTTTTAAATGTCTGTGCCGCTTGTGTTCCCTTTTGTGCAAATTGTGTTGCAAAAGATATTACTCTTGAGATTGTTGATGTTAAAAAAGACCATACACGACCTGGTAATTGTTGTATAAATGTAATCACGCTATGTAAGAATTTACTACCGGCTTGTTGTGCTTTGCTTGCCATTTGTGTAGCCCAACTACCAACACGACTAATAGTATTTACTAACCAAGTCCATACTTTACCTGGTAACTGTTGGATAAATGTAATAGCATTTTGCACAAATTTTGAACCAGCTTCATATGCCTTTTGTGCCATTTGTCCTACCCAAAGTACAGCATAAGCTACTGCAAAGCATAACCAATACCATATTGTTTCTGGTAATTGGCTAAACCATGTTCCTATATTACTTATCCATTGCGGTACCGTTGTTGTAAAGAAAGTACCTATTGTATTCCAAGCATTAACTGCAGCTGTCTTAATAGTTTCCCATAAATTAATCCAAAACTGTCTAAAGCTTTCACTTGTATTCCAAAAATAAATAAATGTAGCTACCAAAGCTGCTATAATTCCTATCACTAATATAATTGGATTAGCCATTAATACTGCCCATAAGGAACTTAATGCTCCACCAACAGTACTAACTACTCCTTGAATTATTCCAAATACTGAAGGTAAACCTGACAATACTCCACGTAGTAGACCAAATCCAGATCTTAGTATCCCAATAGTTTCTTTCATTTTAACCCATGCTTGTATCATTTTCCCTATGATTAATAATGTTGGACCGATTGTTGCTGCTAATAATGCTAAAGTTACTATTACTTGCTTAACTGGTGCAGGTAAATTTTTAATTGCTAGTAATAATTTAGTTAATAGACCTACTAATAATGAGAGTGGTCCAGTAGAGTCTCCTAAGCTAAGCTGCAATGCTTCCCAAGCACTGCTCAAAGTTTTTAAAGCTCCTGATAAATTTTGATTCATCATATTAGACATCTTTTCAGCTGTGCCATTGCTATTTTCTAATTTCTTTGTGAATTCTTCTATACTGTCTGCGCCTGTATTACATAAAATCCCCATACCTTTTATAGAGTCTGCCGTAAATGTTGTCATTAGTGCAGCAGTCTTTTGAGCATCTCCCATACCTTCTGTTGCTTTATCTACATCCGCTATAATATCAGTCATTTCTCTAAAGTTTCCATTAGCATCTTGTACTTGTACCTTTGTATTGCCTATTTGTATTGCACCATTTTTCATCTTTTGTGTCATATCTCTAATAATCGCATTCAGTGCAGTACCACCTTCACTACCCTTTAGACCAGCATCTGCAAATTTACTAAGTATTGCAGTAGTTTCTTCCAAACTCATACCCGCATTATGTGCATTGACTGCACAATTCTTAAATGCTTCTCCTAGCATTTCAGTTGTTGTATTCGAGTTAGCTTGTGCATAAGATAGTACGTCTGCCATACGACCCGCTTGGTCAGCCTCTAATCCGAATGCTGTCAAATAATCAGTTACCAAATCTGATGCTTGTGCTAAATCCATGCCTGAAGCTGCCGCTAAATTTAATACTCCAGGAAGTCCTGCTGCAGATTGTTGAGCATCCCATCCAGCTACGTTTTTTCATTGTCTAGGCTCTTTATCCTAGAACTTAGGTTTCCCTACAATGCACTCCAA